ATGTTTGTATTAGTGATATTTGTTTGTTATCTCGGGCATGGCTGCGACGATTTGGTCGTCGGTGCCTACAACACAGAAGCACAGTGTCTGCAAGCGATGAATGAACAGCGCCTGCGTCGTGCGGGTTGCTTCCCCATCGAAGAGTATATTGACGGTTTCTGGATCCCCGCTCAGGAATACGCTGACTTTTAGTTTTCCCGCCAGAGTATTCTCATCGACACACGCCAAAACCGCGCATGCCAAAATGAAAGTAATTAGCGTGTGTGGCGTTATATTCCTCCCCCAGCGAGTTACCAAAAAAGCACACTGAATTTTAGAGGAATTATGTTCATTCGCTATACAGCAATTAATGAAGCTAAGTGCTTACGGGTTGATGAGGAATAAAACAATATAGGCTGCTGGGTTCTGAATATAAAATTCAGCACGCTGCTATGAGATATAAATAAACAAAAACCCCCAGCTTTACGCTAGGGGTTTTTTAGTGCTTTCCTTGACTGCTCCGGCTTAAACCATCATCGCTATCGCAAGAGAAACATTAATTCATTTGGCTTTATTGTGGCGCAACTTTTTACAGTGCGACAACGTTGCCAGCTGAGGGGCCTTTCTGGCCATTTTCAATGGTGAACTCAACCTTTTGGCCTTCGTCCAACGTTTTGAAATCGTTGCTCTGGATAGCAGAGAAATGTACGAATACATCTTTGCTACCGTTGTCAGGAGTAATGAAACCAAAACCTTTACCAGCGTCAAACCATTTTACTAAACCAGTCATTTTATTAGACATAGAAATTACCTTAATTTTATAGCGCCTTCCGGCAAAATAGGGCCTGTGCACAGAATTTAATTAGCAACAATAAGGAGGCTCAAAAGAAGGGATATCTATGGATAACACTTTGAAATGAGAACTGCTTTACTAAACTGCTTTTTACGTCTGCGAATCAAACCGACGAGTCATTAACTCATGTATCAATATCTTTAGCAAGTATTTATTAAAAAAAACCTTTAAAAGGCTCGCAGAAACGAAATTCGTCTCGTCTCAACATCTTAATTGACAAGAATCGCCAACCGATACATCAGAAAAACAGCTGCCATATGAGGTTCCACCCGCACTATTTTATGAGTGAATACAAAGTACAGAGTAAGCCAAAGGCATCGAAGGCTAGGTGCATTATTTCTCATATTGATTTTTTGAAGCAAAAAAAGACTGAATACGATTCCTTTAGTCGCCAAATAACAAGCAACGCATTGAAAAATAACAATTTAAATCATATTTTTGATTAAAAACCCATCTAAAACACCGTCCTTTGCTATCCTTTGAAATCAAACACATGCTATATTTTTCGGACATGGACGGGAAAATTTCGGGTGTAAAAATGGAAATCATTAACTATAACGGAACGACGATCTGCATTTTGGACGACAGCGATATGCTGACTGATTGCCCGATAAATTCATACGCAGTAATCGAAGATAGCGGATTCTATGTCGCTGTACGCGTCGGAGAAACTGACGCGCCAGCGATTCATATCGATCCAGTTCCAACGTTAGAGGATGCGCTCGATATCATTGCTGAGCAATTATCGTTTTTTGCGTGATCAGACGGGCGTAATGATCATGCTGGCATTCGTGAATATGTGCTCGAAATACATGTCGCGCACCTTGCTGTGCCAGCGCCAACGAACCCCCAGTTGAGTGCTGTACTTATCTGCAAACTCTGCGGCATGTTGCGTGATTTTTAGATACTCGTATGCAGCCGCTTGATTGACACTCGAGCCTCTGTCACGAACAGCGTAATTAAGATTCGTAGAAAGATATCCGCCAAGGCTTACAGTGCCTCCCCCGTTGAATTCAATATACGTACTGCTGGGTTGTGTTGACGATGTTGATAGCGCATCACACAAACAGGCCGCCCCAGTCTCAATGACTATCAACTCACTCATCGACCAATCTATATCGTTCACAGACCCAGAAACCTGAGGTATGTTGCACGGGACTAATGTATACCCCCGAAATTCATATGCTGACTCTATTGCCGAGTTTGTTCGGGCGAGTGCCCCGCCCGTGGCGTTGGGTATATCGTAATATGCGGACGGGTCGTGATATTGACGCTCACTAGAAAAAACCTTTTTGAACGTCCCGTTGTCGTTAATCCATGCCTCAGCAATAGTTTTAAACGTCCCGTTATCGTTGATGCTCAGAGCTGTAATCGGGGCGAAAACGCCCACTTTCTCTCTGTAGATTGCCATTATGACTCCTCTCGATACCACATGTGGCCAGCAGCGTAGCCCGTAGCGTCTGTTGGGGCGACAGATGTCGATACGGTATACCCGACGCCCAAATTATCTCGCGCAGTTGATTTGTTCGGCACATCTGCCAGATTCTGGGTTTTTTCCAAAAAGTCGCCGCCAGATCTCCCCCACGCACTGAACATGATAGGATTCGCCGCAGTGTCAACGCAGTAGCGGTGATAAACGTCCGTGCTGTTGTACGGGTAGTATGACTGGCGAATGCCTGCGTCGGTCGTTCTGATAACGTCCAGCATGCCAGCCAGTGCGACAGGATAATTCCGCGCTAGCGTCGCATTGCTCGTTAACGACTGGAATTTGCGACCAGGTGATATCACAGTATTCAGGTTATCAATCCCGATCGATGCGTTTGCTTGCGGAACGGCGCCAACTTCAGCGGCGGTCAGTGAGTCTCTTGTTGCCAATGCACCCAAATCAAGATGGTCGCGTGCGTTGGCCTGAGCGGCTGAGCCAGCGGCGGCAATCTCTGCAAGTCGCTCGTTAATCTGTAGGTATTTTTCTACCACGACTTTTGGTGTGACAGTCACAGGGCGTGATGCTGTAACTCCTGAGTAGCGTCCGGTCACCCCTACCGTTGCCGTCCCTGATCCCACGCCAGTTACAACGCCGCCGACAATGCTGGCAATCTGCGCATCGCTGCTCGCGTAGTCTGCTGGCTCTGTGTAGTTTGCCGGATTGAATGCCACAGCGAGATTATATGTACCATCAACCTGGATATTTGGTATCGCAGCAATAGCAATACTGGTCAGATAGATGTGCTGATCAAACGTTATCAGCGCTGTTAATCCGGTACTGATTGATGCAATTACCGATTGACTGCCTGTTCGCCCTACTGTTGCTGTATAACGACCCGTTGCGTCAATAGAGCCCAACGCGGCATCACTGACAGACCACGAAACGGGGTATTCTGACGCGAAATTTGACGGTAAAACCTGCCCAGAGAACTGCACGTTTGTACCAGCGTTAACAGTTGCTGGACGCGGCGTGACAACGACAGCAGACGGAACCGGTACGCCAGGCGTCGAATCTGCTTTATCTGTTTTAATGATAAACATCGTTGCAATATTGCTGGGGCGCGTTTCTGTTGATGTCCGAGCAACATTCCCCGCTTTAAACTCAACAGCCAGTCCACCGCCTTGCGAATCCCAGCCGCCACTACGCCCGCCAATAACCCGGAATAATTTCCCATCAACCCAGCCCCAGTCATCAATGACAAACTCCCCCTGAATTTCCTGAAGCGCGTCATCTTGCAGGCTGTTCATTACTCGCGTTGAATCTGGGTCAACGAGTGAGCCGTTTGCCCAGCCACGTGGGAATCGTCCTCTGTAATCTGGCAATTGCCCACTCGGAAACATTACAGCTAATTTCGGGTTTTCAGCCATATCAAATTGCTGACCGTTCAACTCCAGCCAGCCCTCTGGCGGTGTAACTGACGGCCACATAATGATTGCGCCTATCGGCAACAAATATGGCGTTAGTGCGGTTTTTAGTTGCTCATCGAGATAACTGGCTCCGTCGTGCAGGCGGCGCGGAGTGATTACGCTGTGGCTATCTGTTCCGTCGATAGCCTCCTGCTCGCTGGCCTCACGATAAATGAACTCCTGCCATTTTGTTTCGTCAGAGCCTGGCACAGACGTGTTGTTGTCAGCGATCGATACATACGATTTAAACGGCTGGTCTGCCGTTGTGCGATAGCGAATAACAGCACCAGAGCTGTACGCAAACGCCCCGCCGTTATTATCGGCTGGTGTGATGTATTCAGGAAATCCAAACATCTGATACTGACGCACAGCGTTAGTGATAGCGTACAGAATTGCATTCATCGCCTCGCGTTCAACGGGTTTTGCGTTAGCGTCTACAGTCGGGTCTTTTGCGTAATCGCCGCCCCAGCCTGACGGGAACGATACAGCGCCGCTACTCTGTGTTGCGTCTGGGATGGTTTGGCGATCGCCGCTCGATGCGAACGGGACGCGAAAAAATTTCTGATCCATTGATGTAGCTCCAGAAATGAAAAAAGCCGCTGAGTTAGCGGCTGAATGATGAGTTTTTATTTACAGACTATTTAACGGCCAACCCTCGTCAATCATTTCCGCAGTTAATTGATTCAATAGCAGTGAATTAACTAATGATTGCTCACGACTAAAACAGGATTCGACGTAACCAATCACTACATCATGCAGTGCGAGAATATCAACAGATGACAACTCGATAAATTGACCGTCGATAGTTTTCCAATAGAACGTTTTATTTTCGTCACGCAAACATTTAATCGCCGCACCGCACAGCATCGTTTTGCTGCGATCTGTTGTGTGGAATTTATTACCATTGAATGTAATTCCCGCTGTTTCCCTCTCGTAGCGAGATAACGCAATCGCATCTCGTGCTAACTGCTCACCAACAACCCAACCCCATGTATTAATATCCCAATTGTAAATTTCAGGATGAGGCTCCGGCTTTTTCGGAACCTCTGTATATCCCCACAGGGACATATCATCACCACTAATTTCATACTGCATATTATCAAGACGTAACCAGTATCGCATTTGCATTATATCTATCCTATGGTATTTGGTAAGCCAGTTTATAATTACCCGCGGCCACGGTTTTAAATGAAACATTGTTATTCCACCAACGTATCTCAACTTCGGCAGCTGTCTGCAATTTCCATGACGAGGCCTCATTAACATTTAGCATCAGTCGGTCAATCATTGCGCTGTCAATTACCGGGTCTGTGATATCAAGTGCGAATGCAAATGCAATCGCGTCCGGTACGCCATTATTGGGTGAGAACAGTTGCGCCCACTGTGCCGCAGTAATAGCGCCGATCTCGGCTGGTGTCATACCGTCCGCAATCAGTGCTTCTGCGCCTGCGGTATCCGCTGACAGCGCACCAACATCAATCCACGCTCCGCCCCGAAAAACATGCCAACTCACTAAATCTCGCGTCACAGCGACGCGCACTTTTCCGTTGCCCGTCTGTGTTGCTGTTAGCGTTGCAGAATTAATCTGTGAAATTGAGCTAAGAGGCTTAATCCTCTGCTGAATCGAAATTTGCGAAAACGGCGACGTTTTAATATCAATGCCTATCGGGCTATCGGATATCAACGTTGCAGGATTGGTAATTCTGCTGTTAGATAACGGAACATTTCCCGTACTAGAAGCGCCAAAATCATTTATCAGATCAGATGATAATTCATCTGCAATTTGTACAATCTGACCATTTTTGACAGTGTAGTTTTTCCCACCAGATTGAATAATGAAATATTTGTTTTTTTCTAAAATATCTAATTTCGCTATTGTTGCATACGACCTGTTTTTTGTTTTTCTTATATATACCCTAATCAGTGAGTAATCGCCTGGATTAGTTACGGTGAAATTCTGAATAGCCTCAGTGGAAACTTGGTTCTCAACAATATGAATGTCTACCCAAGTAGCGCCCTCATCATTAGACCCTTGCAGATTCCATGACTCATTGCCATAGCCAGACGTGGCCTTAATTGAGTAGTTGTAAATACCCATCTTTGATGGGAACCTGATCATTAGCCATTCTGGGTTATCCCCAGATTGCCCCATCGGTAACCTGCTACACCAATAATTATTTGATGCAGTAAATGCATTCCACGCCTGATACCCTGAACCAGGATATTCAGAACTTGCCGATGCTACATACCCAGCAGGAGATGTGTTTGAGGTCATTGTAGGTACAATTGATATGGCTGCACCAGCAATTGTCAGATTTATCATCTTAACATCAACATCAATTGGTTTTGAAAAAAATGAACCATATGCCGTTAACTCTGCATAGTCTTTTGTTCGTAATTTTAAAAATCCATCAAATAAAATATGATTAGTATTAGTGTAATTATATTCACTCGCCGGATTAAAATCATCAATAAGCTGCGCTTGACTTGTTGCACCAGAAACCTCTTTTAGCGCATACGCAAACAGATTAAATTTATTTTGCATAGAAATACTGAACGAGTGATTCTGTCCCGCAGTTGACCCTAGTCTGTCAATGACAATATAGCCGCCGCCCCCATCAGCGCCACCCGACGCGCTGATAATGGTTTTGCCGTTAATCGGGTTATAACCTAACGTTACGCCTGTCCCAGCTTCCAGCGATGCGGTAATAAGTTGCTGGGTTTTCTGTGTGTAATCTGTGATATCAGCTGTCGTGTGCGTGTGCACAGTGGCTGCGGAGCCCATCTGCGCAGGCGTTGGCGTCAGATTGCCTGAGCCTAGTAGCGAGTTACCAAATAGCGATCGAATATTGGTACCGGAAACTAATACGGCCTGCTTTGCGTTCCATGCCGTTTTTTCAGCAGGGCTGGCGAATTTACGCGTCGCCGTCTCTGTGATTTTGTCAGCGTCATAGTCGCCGTTCTGTGCCGTTAACGCGCCAGTGCGACCGAATACAGACGATACGCCAGATACGGTAGCAGACTGCCCAGCAACCCAATTTGCGGCCACGGCAGGGTTCGAGCCGCCGTTGAGATAGAACAACTGGTTTATATCGGCCTGCGCGCAAATCGTGAGGTTTGCAGATGACGCCAGCGCCAGTCGCGCTGCTTGATTTGCCTCGACAACATAGCGTGACGCCAGCAGTGTGAGCATCGATGCGGGGATTTTGCCGGACGCATCGAGTTGCAGCCAGCCGTTAGACTGATTCGCCAGCGACCGCTGAACATACCGCGAATCACCCCGCGTCTCGTCAAAATACTGTGAGTGCGGATCGAGAGCGGTTAAATGCGCCGTCATCAGCGCGTCCGCTGTTCCTGCAGCGTCTGCTCCTGCATCAGCATACGTGACAACAACGTTACCCGTTTTGCCGTTCACTGACATAACCAGACGCGTGGACAGATTTAACAGACGGTCACGTAGCCACTGCGTGCGGTCCGCTAGCGCTTTCGCTTGCCAGTTGGCGGGATTAATATTGGCTCCGTCATATCCGAGCACTGGCGTTTCAGTCGTCAGTAATTTAACTACAGGGGTAAATTCTGCCGCCTCCTGCATGTCGGGCAGATCACTGATATCTGGGATTTCAACCTGGTCTGACATTATCAACCTCTGAATTTAGCGCGGCCGTTGAATGAAACGGCGCCGTTAAAAAAAATGTTCGTGATCACCTCGCCGCTTTGCACGCTTTCCCACTCACACAGCGGCGTGAGAACTTGAGCGCGGGCGACAACAGTGAACTCGTCGAATTGTGGTGTTGTGCTGAACTGGCCGTTGTCGTCTGTTACCAGCCGTTCCGTCGCAGTCGCCCCGCCCGCCAGCGCGTAAATCAGCGTGACATCAATATCTGAAACGACGATCCCCGCCGCCGCAGTCAGCGCACCCGATAGCACGCCATCGGAAAACGTCAGCGTCAGTTTCAGGTTTGTGTAGATTTTGATGCCGTCGCCGTGCCAGAACGGGGCGCGGAAGTTTGCATAGTGCTGGCCGAAGCCAAACGGTTTGTATGTGATAACTCGGACATCCTTTGTCCCTACCCCTTGCGGGCGTGGGATCAGGTCATAGTCCTGAATGAGTTTCTGCGTGCCGATATCAACGTTGTGAGTGAACCAGATCAGGCGCATTTCCATGTCCTGACCGTCAAGTAACCGTGTTGGCTCATTCATGATGTAGTCGGCGGCGAACTGGATTTCGTCAATCGTGGCCACGCTGTTGTTTTTGAAAATTTTCGCCTTAATCATTCGGCGAAACAGGTCATCATTAACGGGCGCTGGCTGACATGCAGGTGAGAACGTACCGAGCGGTCGCGTGCGGTAACCGACGATGCGACCGCAGATATCAAGCTGCTCTCCCGCTGCGGTGTCGATATCCAGCATCCGTTGTATTTTATCGGCCTGATCTTCAATGCTGGCCTGAGCGATATCCGGCAGTATTTTCAGCCACTCAATTAATTTCGGGGCGTTTTTATATTGCCAATAAACGCGGCTTAATGCCTTTTTCTGGTGGTCATACATAGGCCACCTCAATGTTATCTACACTGAAAATACCGAGCTGGTTAAAATTGATATCGACCACGGCACTCACAGCCGATACTGCCGACATTCCGACGCCGATCGACTGAACAAATCCGCTGCCTGCGACAATGTAGTTCACAGGGGTAAATAACCGTCCCGCCCCAACATCCTCACCAATCCGAAATCCCGTTTTTGCAAATCCGGTTGTTTGCTCAAACCCGATGTTCGAATACTCAACGATAGAGCGTTTTATTTCGTCATCATCAAATCGCTGATCGCTGGAAATGCTGACGCGAACAAAGATAGGAATAAACTCCGGCCGGAAAAACGTAGCATTAAACGGGTTTCCGCCTGGCGTAACCGTATCAGTGCTGATTTTGTTCGGGATGCTGTTGTTATAGCGATTCAGTCCGCAGCCGGGATTTTTCCGTTTCGCGATCGTTTCGACAATATCCGCAGGTTCGCCGCCGTCAATGACGATCGCCAGTGAATGCCCCTCGACGCCATTTTCATCTGGTGCGGATTCAGTGTTTTCATAAATACGGACCTGTTTCATCCCCTCCAGATTGACCAAGGCCGCATAAATATTATCGAGCTGGTTATTGCCGGGGAACGCAACAGATTCATTGCGACGAACGCGAAACGCATTATCTGATTCCTCATCACGTCCGAGCGATGCGGGGTTTGCGTTGGTAACGGTGGTAATGCCACCGATCGGCGTAGCAATGATCGACAGGTTATTGCTGTTTCCCGCCTGACTGCCAGCGGTTGTGCATGTAACGTTAGCTGTTGCCGTGCCGCCGCTGCTGGTTTCCACAGTGCTATCTGTTGCCCACAGCGTGCCAGTAATCCGGTTTCGCACCAGTGTGCCGATCGGAATTTCAACAAGTGGCGTACCAGTAAATGTCACTGTTGTAGTAGAAAACGTCGCATCTAGCCGAGTGATGCCCGCAAATGCCGCTATACGATCGAGTTGCTGCCCAATCGCTGAATTCGGATCGGTTGAGTGATAGGCGCTGATAACAGCTTCGTCCAGATTCGCTAACGTTTCACACCACGCAGCGATAACGAGGCCGTCCGGCGATTCTGGATTGATATTCCAGCCGTCATCGACATCCAGATAGCGCTGGCGCATAACGGCAAGATAGCTGTTTAACGTCTGCCCGCTAGCGCCATCTTTGGTAATCTCAGCCATCAGATAATTTCCTCATCAAACAACAATTCAAACTGCTCGTTATTGATGTCCACTAACGATGCGTAAATGGTGATTTTTCGCGTGGGCTGGTCGATGTTGAACTCAAACCGAGTTAGGCCAATTACGCCCGGAGCGGTCAGAATCCGCTGCTTAATGCTGGCTGCGGCAATGTCTACCTGCGTTTTCCCAAGAATGGACTGAAACCACGGCGTTCCCTCCGCAGCGTTGAGAAAATATTCACCGAGAAATAACCGCAGCCGCCTGATGACGCCTTGTCGCGTGGACTCTTTTCCCGTGGCGAAATGTTCGCCGTGCGTGACAATATCGCCGTCTATAAAATTACGGATCACTATCAAACCCTCATAAAAAAGCCCCAGCTAATGCCGGGGCGTGGGTGTTACTCTGGAGTTCTCACACAACCAGAGGAGCAACATTAATGAGCGTTAAAATTGCCTGTCCGAATTGCGGCGGAGAGATCATCAAAACGTCTTCCGAAGTCAATTCGCTGGATGACCTGAACAGTGCCGTCTGCGCTAACTGTGGAAGGGTTATCACTAAAGATGATGTCATCGCACAGGCCAGAAAATTGGCCATCGAGAAAATCAGGAGCGCCATCAGGAAACCGTAACTGAACAAGTTGGGCTAACTCCGCTATTTTTTTATCTATAATGCTGGTGTCGATAATTATCTGCATCGGCATTTTACATGTAGCCATAAAACCTCCTATCGTGGGCCTTGCGTGCTGCCGGAGCCAGTTTGAACGCCGTCATGGACGTGATCGGTAAATTCAATATCACCGACAGCTAATCCACCAGTGGTAACCTCTACCCGTCCGTTCAGCGTCGCTTCACCGTTAACTGTCACGCCATCAGGCGAAACCGTCAATGAAGTACCGCCACATGTCAGGATTATGCCACTATCGGTCAGGTGGATGCGCACAGAACCGTCACGGTTGCTCATGCCCACACCGGATGTTGGTAGGTTCGGAATTGCCGTTTTCAGTGATCGGTAACCAGGTGAGAAAAACGCATCTGCCGGACTGCATATCCTCATACTGTGCGGCGCTACCGGCCCCCCCTGATCAAGCCATGCATCTATTGCTCGCTGACTAAAGTGAATCAGCCCCTCAGTTTCTGCGGGTAACTCATGAAATACGGACCAGTTGGCAGTACCGGAAAATTGAACAGGCACGTTTTCAATAATTGGGAATGTTTCAAAATTATCCCCATTCCTTTTTTGAATCCCGCACTCTATCTGCGCTCTCTGGTTTTTGGGATTGTAGGAAATTATTTTTCCCGGCAAACAGATCATCAGTCGTGAAACGCTGGCAAGTTTTGCAGCCTCGATAGCTTCATACAGCGGGTTTCCTTGCTGAGTTTTATTCATAAAGCACCTCGCGCCGATTCAATTCGTAATAGTGCCGATACGGTTGTTTTCCACAAATCTCCGTAGAAATCACCCTGATGCATGGTTGATAACACCGCAAATTTCCCAAGGCTACGTTGCCGCCTTGAAGCGTTCCCCTCTCCAACTCTATATATGTCGCTGAATCCATATGTTTCAAACTCAGAAGCAACATCAACCCAATCCAGAATACGGATACGATGATCTAACTTAACATCCACTTCTATTTGTCCGAGGTAGATGCGGGGAACCCCCTCCATACCATTATCTGACCGTATGATGTGGGTGATTTTTTCACGAGAATAGCCACTCTTTGCAATTACAATCCGGTTGCTTTCAAAAAACCACTCAAACCCATATATCCGTTTCAGGTCATTCATTTCATCAACAGATTTTCCTATCCGTGTATCGCCATATATCGCTAGAGGTAGTTGTGAGAAATCACCAACGATATCGACATCAATACCGAATGTGTTCGCCACATCACGAACAATCTCTATCGGCGGGGTATTATTTCCCCACGTTTTATTAATCGAAACCCCTTTCCATTTATCGAAATGAGACCAGCAATAAAACCTTATATATGTAGATACTCCATCCTTTCCGGTTTCAATGTTGTTAATTTGGCCTCTGAATATCATTCCCATGTTTCCAGCGTAACCCGCATACAGGAAAATTTCATCATACTCGCGGTAAAGCCGCTGACGGGTTGCTCGAGATATCCCATAGATAGAGATATTGGCTGTAGTCTCATGGTTATTCGGCGTTCCAGCCACTGAAAATCTTATTTGCATGGGCGGTTCATAAACTAAATCACTCCCTCCCATGCTGGACTTAATGACCAGTTTATAGCTTCTACCAAATATCACACTCATAGTGGATACCACTTCAACTGATTGCTAATACCCAAATTATCAAGCGTAGGAGTTTCACCCTCCAATATAATTTGGCCGATCTTAGTATTTAGACCTGACAATAAATTAATTCCCGAATGCATTGCCCTACCAAGAACAATAGGATTTTCTTCACGATCATGAATATCTACACGGAAGTATTCATATCGCGTCATCCAATTAATGGTGAAGCGCAAATTATGGTTGTTTAGCGTCACAGAGAATTCTTGGGACGCAGTCCTGTTATTTAATGGGATTATCTTCATTGTGGTGTCACCTCTCCACGATGAATGGTTGCCTGCCCTTGTGTTGCAGCGGTATCACCAGCAGGCAGATTAGCATTGATTGTTTCAGCATCATGATTGCGATCGATAAGTACCAATTGACGCATTTCAACTACCAACTCTAAGCCGCCTTCATTTTCCTTGTTCGTTACCGTTCTGGTGTTAGTGATAATCATGTTTTTATATGCCGCTTTAGTGCCGATCACATCTATAATCTGGTTTCCCGGTTTATCTGGTGTGCCAGTCTGAATTTCCCTGATCGCAGCCAATACCGTTTGAGATCGCTTATCACCCGATGGCACAGTTGCTAATCCTATTGATGCTGCAACCCCAGCTAATGCCGCAGCGCCGCCTCCCAGAACAGAACCTACAACACCAACGCCCACACCAGCCCCAATACCTGCGATAGTTGAGTATTGCCCTGCTTCTGCCATTAGTGTTTTTACAGGGTTGTCAGATAGAGCAACCGTCATCGTCACATACAACGGGCGAACCACGGCATTGTCATTGGCTGTTATCGCGTTTTCTAAGGGATACTCACTTACGTCCGTTCGTAACTCGGTTGATTCCTCAAGAATCGCGTCAAAAAAAAGCCCGCTAATTTGCGGGCGAGTTTTATTAAATATTCCGACGATACTCATTGGATATCAGACTCCTGTGATAGTTTCAGGTTTTGAGCCATGTGAGCTATGGCCTCGTCAGTACCTTCCCTTGCCCCCTGTCGAGCAGCTTCCTTTACTGCAACCGGATCAGATGCACCTCTGGCATCAACGGTGGAGTGAACCGTTATTTTCGTATCGCCACCTACACCATTAGATGATCTGGAGAAATCAGGGCGGGAATTGTACCCAGCTAAAACATCTTCTGAATGCCCCCCTACGCGATTAACGTAATCTGCTGTCTTTGCTCCCCATAACTTACGATTGGGTCCCGCGTGGTGGTGTGCAACAGCTTCCTCTATGCTTTCACCACGGTTTATTCGTTGTCGTAATTGCATAGCTGCCGCATTTATTGCCTGATCTGGATTATTAGGGTCAATGCCGAGTCCGCCAGCAGTTGACTCAAGGTATTGCATAATACCTCTCGCTTGCCCCCATTCAGTCATTGGCCCTGTAGCTCCAGTCTTAAAACCAGACTCCTGTTTTGCCATGCCAAGCAAAACATTAACGGGAACGCGGTGTTTAGATGATGCTCGACTGAATGCCGCAGCTAAACTTTCTCGCTCGCTTTCGTTTGATACCCCATTCATAGCTAGGTAATTTTTAATATACCCAATATCGTTTAGGGGATCGTTTCCGGGGATGTCCAAAGCATTTGGATTCGATGATGATACCCTTGCTGGTCGTCGCCACGGATTATTCTTCCACCCTAATGATGACAATGCGTCGCCAACAGGGTAATTAAGATTTTCATTTAACCCCCTCTCAAGTTGACGCTTGTTATAATCCCAAGAGGATGAGGCGCTATCTTTTATATTGTCAAAATCATTGTAAAAATATTCCGCATAAGCCGCAGCGCCAAGAATGGGTAGATTACTAAGAAACATCTTCCCGCCTTTTTGTGCTGCATTTATTGCGACAAGTATTGCTATGCCCTTAGCTGCCTGTTCAAGATACGGCATAGCCTGGTCGAGTTTCTCTACTATCCCTTGCTTATTGTCCATCAGCCATTTATCGGCGCGATTTGCCAAGTCTGTTAATTTTGGAGTTAATCTCTCACTTATCGAATTACCCAACCCTTCAAGATTGGTTGTAATGTTCTGAATTGCCGTATTATATTCATCAGCAATACGGATTGTTTCGGGAGTAATCATTCTCCCTCTCTTGTTGTATTCCTCAAATTGCTGGTTAATCCAGTCAGGGCCTTTAGACAAAACATCTTGTTCTGTTGTATTCAACCCAAGCGCCTTTGTGAATTTTGTTAATGCGTCAGGATTGCTTGAAAGTTGTTGCATTTGTGAGGACATCCACATAAGCCCTGACTGTGGATTATTTAGTTCAGCCAGCTCGTAAGGGTTTATCCCTGCATTACGCAAGGCCATCGGGTTGACTCGCCCTTCTCTTGCATCATCCCTGAGAGTGTTTAATTTTTCTATCGCGCTCATTGCGTCACGAACGCTGCCACCCATCGATTCAAATGCATACCCCCAACGGAGAACATTGTTAGGATCAATAATGTTACGTCGAGAGAAGCGATCCAACTCAGAGACAAACCCCGCAAATTGTCGAGTGAGCTTGTCAAAGCCAAACCCAGCCGTAAGCGCAGATGCCATTTGCAGCATGTTATCTGTAACGCCTTTGAATGCCGCTCTTGCCTGATCGAAACTTTTCGCGTCGGTTTCTAAACCGAGTGAAACCAGTAATTCATCTATAGTTTCTGCCATTGTGCTATTACCTTTTTAGAGATAGAGCCTGCCACATAGGAAAACCAGCCCAAAGAGGCAGCACAAACCATACCGGCTTCCTCAGGCTCTATTCCTAAACAGGTTCTTTGGTGGGTTTTGCGCATGTGGTGCGCGGATGTAAATAAAACCGACTATTCTGCCGGTTTTATTTTCTAGATAACTATGGTAGTAAAAATTGATAATCCATCATTCGTGGTGATGAACATCCGTCCTTTTTGCTCTCATCAAGCTTCTTAAATGTCAGAGCACAAGAAATTTCTGACTTATCACATTCATCTCCAATATACTCCTCCATTTTATGATACATGGCTGAAATACACGCCTCTGTATAACTTGACTGATAATATCCTTTTAAGGATGTGTTTTTTATCCCTAAAAACATCCTATCTTTTATTCCTTTTATTATTTCTTTATTAAACATGCAATCTTCAAGAAAAATCCTTCCACCGATAGAACCGACACCAGAAACTAAGCATTGCATATCAATGCTACCCCCTGATTTTAACGTCATGGCAGTATCAATATCCGAGGTGTAAGATATAACATATTCTCTTTCGCTGTTATTATAAACATCTATGGAGGCTCGACCTCTACTTCCGCTAGATATGCTTTTTATAGAACCCTTAACCCTTATAGATTTTCCCACTCGATTTCTCTCAAATTTTAATTGATTATCATTTGATTCTTTTATTAACTCGTCTACACTGGTTGCCGGATTTGATTTGTCATATAAACCACTAACATAACCAGATTTAAATATTATTATTGATGCAAAGTTATTAAGCCCATTTTGGTATTTTGGTTTGTAACGGTTATATTCGTTAGATGCATTCACCGAAAACGAAAACGCCGCCAGTAATAAAATCAATATCCTCACATCCTTGCCCTCACTAAATAGATCTGTAGGAAGGTTATCGGCCTCAGTTGCCCAACCTTTACGCTGTTATTTTGTCAGGATTTCGCGTTATCGGGATCGGTGGTATCACTGTCTATCTTACCTCTTGATGTCAGTTGGACTCCGCATCAGCAGGAAGGGTGGCCTCAGGGTTCCGCATTCCTTTACGGATCTCATCTTCATCCCCTCTGACGATAAGATGTGTTTTGTAACCAAACAGCAACGCGCAGGCCATATCAGTTAAGCGCCACGCGAACCACAATTTATTAAGGTAGGAGCCGCAAAAAGTGACCACTACGCCATCTTTTAAAATCGTGATACCCGCAGACGGTTCGGATGTTTTGGAGAACATAGAGCACCTCATTTCTGAAAATGAACGAAAAGTTATTCGCCGCATCATGACGCGCGACTCGGTCGGTAGCAGTAGTGTTTTGCTTGATTTTATCATTGAGGTTGTTAATTCAAAACCGACCTGCGCCGCCATAGCCGCTGTTCTCATTGCCTGGATAAGAGCATCACACAACAGGAAACTGACGATTAAGAGAAAGAACGGCGAAAAGCGCACATACGAGAACCTCACCGAATCGGAACTGCAAAGAATTCTGCAAAATGAACAGGTGGATCGCATATCACTGGAGGATTTGGAATAGCAGCCTGTTGACGCAACGATCACTATCCGCTATCTTCTTTCTCACGAGGCGTCGAAACCTCTTCTCAACGCGGCCAGAACCAACCCCGTTAGTGTTGGATTTTTTATGCCTGTCATTTAGTGATCGCATAGCGCGGTCACACCCCGAATCAAAGTCGGGAGGGCGACGAATACAACACCCGAAAGGGGAATAAGTCCGCGGTCTCGTTGAGCCGTTTCGAACCTCCCGGCACCACTCCGATAGTGGTAATTCGAAAAAATCAACGAGGTCATCATGACTACTCAACCATCCGTAGAAAACCTGTCTGTTATCTCTCACGCTGGTGTTCCTGTAATCACTACAAAATTGCTCGCTGAACTGTATGGCTCTAAGGCAATCCTCATTAGCAATAACTATGGAAGAAACAAAGATCGCTTTGTTGCTGGGAAGCATTATTTCAAGTTAGAAGGTGAAAACCTCGAATCCTTGAGAACATCTTTAAGATGTTCTCGAAATCCAATCCACCAGAATGTGAGATTTCTCATGCTCTGGACTGAACGCGGAGCCGCCCGTCACGCCAAAATGCTGGAAACCGATCAGGCGTGGGATGTTTTCGAGAAATTGGAAGATTTCTATTTCAGCCAGCGTGAAAAACGAGTGGAAGAACCAGCTCGAAAAACCAAGCAGTCCACTGCCAAACAGCTCACCCCGTTACGCCAGACCGTCGAGCGTTTAATCACCTCCGGTGTAGGCAACATTTACCCTGATATCTGGAAGCTGGTTCACAAGCGTTTTGATATCGAAAACATCCAGCAATTGCAGCCAGACCAAATCAATGAGGCCATTGATTACCTCGACGCACTGGAGGGCGAGTATATCCAGCGCGGGCAGCAGGCAACGAAGACCGCTGTAGCGCCAGTGGGTTCCCGCCGTGTGCTGCTGTACCTTGACGCCAACGGCTCTGTGACAGGTTCGCTCCCCATCGCACCTGATGAGCTGGTAGCAAGCTGGAACACGTTCGCTGAACTCGCACGACGCGAGGGCTGGATTGTCGCCAGAAAAGAGGACTTCGCGGCTAAGTTGTCGAATTTGTTTATTTAGTCACTGGCGCAGGGATGCGCTAAAAAAGAAACCCGCCGAAACGGGTTATCCTTTCGCGCTATCTCTGGCCTTTTCCACGCTATCGATCGCAGCCTCAATTACATTGTGCATAACCTGCACATCATCAATTGTGTATGTGCCGTCGAGCATATCAGCCCATCTCGCCAACGGCGGGCAGACATCACCCGCCCCCAGACACGGACGCCATAAAAACCAGTCTATTCCGCTGTCGTCTCGTTCGTCGCTGTTGCGCTTGCGCCGTTTTCGCTCCCTGCGCTGAGCATCCAGAAAGGGCCGATGTTCTCCTTTAAGACTTTGCCCAGCAGCAGCAGATAGTTTTGGATTGCGTCCTGAAACAGATTTTCGGCGACAGGGATACTATCGGCATCACGCACCATTTTTCCGTTTTTGATGCACAACTCCTTTAGTCGGTTCAGCGACAATGCATCCATGCTGGCAAGCGCAACGGCTAACCCCATATCAGATGCATTATCACCCAGCGCAGGGAGCACGCTGTTTTTGGTGGCTATTTGCAACATTTCCAGTTGGTCTTTTGCTGACGGCGTAGCGCCTGTGTACAGCACACCATCAATCTCAATTTCAATACGACGTCCCATTAGGTTTCCTCGCTGTCTGCAAACTCAAAAATGAATTGTTCGTCAGAAACACTGGTTTTACCGCCGCGCGTCATTGATCCGCGGTTAACCAGTACGCCATCAAACCCCATCACGGTTTCCGCCGTTCCTGTCTGGAAAAACGTAAACGTGGCATCTACGCCCGTTTTTTCCACGGCCAGAATCTGTCGAGCCTGGTCGGATCCGGGGATCAGATTGACGGTGACCCGTTTTGGCCGAGTCTGGCTATCCAGACGCACCGATGTTTTACCAATACCGCGTTTCAGTGTTGCGCGCGGCTCTAAATCCTCGATCGTTATTGGCGGATCGGTATCGCCGAAATCATCAATCGGGATGCCGAATAACGTTAGGTTAGCGCCGTCAGCGCCATAGCGTTTCATTGCCATTGTGTGCTTACTCTACGTTGATGTTGATTTCAGCGACGTGACCAGCACGCGCCAGAATGACCAGAATTGATGTCGGTGGATAGACGCGCGCTTTACGCTGTGCTGATGTCATGTCGAGCACATCCTCGGGCGAGCTGCGCAGCACAAAACCGAACTGCGCCACTTTCGTTTTTCCATCGTCGGGATCGACGTACGAGCCGGTACCCAGCACGCCGTTATCGAAAAAGCGTTTGCAAGTGGCCGAGACAGCCGACAGCAGGCCAGCATAATCACGCGGCGTCATAGCGCGCTTAGAACCTGCATTCGCGATGTAGTTGTAACCGTCTACCTGAATATGGTTTTTCAGTACGTCCAGATTAACCACATCATCAATAAATTCGCCGTATGACGACATCGATTTGCTGTTGATGACTCGGCTGTTATCGGTTGCGCCGGCTAATTCAATTTGAGTGAAAAATACAGCGTTTTTCGCCTTTAGTGCGTTGTATGCGCTGGTGGTCAGATCGTCGCCGCTGACACCGGGCAGCACCTGATATTCACCCGTGATAGCGGTATTGATACCCGTAGGCCGGAATTTGTGGAATGCCGCCGCCAACTGCACCATAGCGTAGGCCTGTGACGCATCAGCGGTAACAGACGACGCTGATTTGTACCCCGCGAATACATGGCGGTTTCCTTTCGCTTTCAGGGCGGAAATCACATCATCGGTAACGTTCTGGTCAATAATGTTATCCGCGCTAAACGTGAACCATATCGGGTGGCCTGCGGCATCAGACCAGTCGGATAAATCCGGCAGAATTGCCGCCGTCACATCGGCGTTCTTGAGGAAATAGTGATAGCGCCAAATGCGATCGTTAGCGCTGTTGATGATTTCCAGTAGCGTATCGGTCGCGTTTTTCATCCACACTGTGATAGTTGGCGGTTTCGGGATATTGGCAAAATAGCGGGTAGCAATGCGGTAAATGTCACTGTCCGTTTTAAAATCAGCAGCCAGATCGGTTACCGAGCCGTAATCGCGGAACGTATCAACCGCGAATGTCACTCCAGCAATCAGATCCGCCACATCAGCGAACACTATCGCACTGGAAAAGTCGGCATACCCCAGTCCCGCTGGCGTTAGCAGCACGTTGACCGGAATGATGTTATCAACTGGATAGGCCATCGGGATATTTACCCCTCGTTAGTTAATTGAATATCGAAGCCTGCGGCACGCAGTAGCTCGTATGAAACGGTGTGTTCGATGAACATGTGAATGTCGGCCTGCCAGCGAGGCTGTATACCGGCCTGCAAAATTCCGGTTAGGTTTCGGCATGTGCTGACGTGGCGCCAAGCTATTTCGTTGCGGTAAAGAAATTCACTGACGGGCTGACGGAAATTGGCGTTATGCAATCGCATGATTGCGCTGTCCGCGCCCTCGTTGATGATGTTCACGGATAAAATGAACTCCATCGATGTGTCCACGGTTTCGCGTAAATCCTGCCACTGACCCAGCGAGGGATCCGATTCTTCTATGGCTGGAGTTAATTCGCGTCGCCGCTGCGACCAGCCGTATGCGCGAATGGGGATGGGTTTGTAGGTGGCATACAAGCCAGTTGGCGCGTCACGCCCCTGATCGGCAAGAATGACCGTTTCAACGCCGGAGGTCAGCGTCACCAGTTGCTGAAACACATCGTACAGTTCGCTGATGCTCTCCATTAGCCAGCTCCTCGGTACCGCTCAACAACGGCGCGGCAGAAATTACGCCACGGCCGGTTATCGCACGACATCACGCGCCATTGGCGTACCGTCTGCCCGTCGCTAAACTCCAGCAGGTCGGCGAACTTGCCGTTATCATCCGGGTAGAGATAATTCACGCCGTCATTGATGTGCACCACCCGTGCATCCTGCGGGTTAGCAGTACCCCCTACCCCCATCAGCATCTGCATGTCTTTCCACTTCGCTGGCTGGACGTTGACGTGCGTTAGCGGGATCGTTTCGCTGGGGGTAGTCTCTTCATAGCGTCCACCTGGTCCGGTATAGCCACCAGAGCCAGCACGAATTATCCGCACGCCGCCATCAATGGGAGAATTAAACGTCGAATCGACGTGGCCTTTCATATCCAGACCGTTACCAAACATCGTCAGTCCTCCACAACGTGGGTAATTTTTCCCTTTAAGAAACCGTGATTGATAAGGGGCTTCGAGCTGCCTTTAGCCTTAATTGTTGAATCGGCGTTAGCCGGCTGAATCCCTGCCTCAATCGCCTCCTGACAGAATCCAGCGGCACGGGCCCCGATCTGGTCGAGCATCTGAAATGCGGTGATTTCTCCGCGCGCAACAGCGCCGGTTAACGCCCGGAACGCCTTTTTGATGTTGTCCTGATTCTGACGAATCGGAACACGGAGAAATGAGCGCTCGGGTATTCGGCCATCGGCTGAACCAAATTCCTGAACGGCCCCGATGACGGCTATCGGTGCGCCGTCTTCATAATTGCCAGAACCTGCGGGCAGGCCAACCAGCACCCGACGTTTAGCCATGACGCGATCTTGAATCTCTTTCAATTTCTGTGCGATTTTGTTTCCGCCGCGAACCTCTGTATTGAGTTTCATATCATTACCCCACCAGTACCAGCACGGCGGCGCAGGCGCATAAACTCAACGCCGTAGGTCGTCAGCGGCAAATCGCCGTTAATCGTCAAATCATCCATTGTGACTGACGGCACAGAGAATGATGTCGATTCGTCGCCAACGGATTTCCCCGAAATGGCATATGCCGCACCAACATCGCCACCTGCGGAACGCTGGCGCATGACCAGACGATGAGCTGCAAACGCAAACATGCCGCGTTTTTTGATGCTGACCACCTGCCCATTTGGATATCGCCCCCAGCGTTTACCCGTTTCCGCGTCGCCCTCAGCGAGTGCAGTGATTACCCCCGAATCCGGCCACGTTGTTTCGTCGCTGAATTCGGGGTAATAGGCACGAAAATCGACAACGATTTGCGCTGTGATTTCCATCATTACCCCCATAAAGCAAAACCCCGCCAAATTGACGGGGTTTATTCGTTTCCAGTGTTATCACCGCCAGAGTCTGGCTTACTTGCCAGAGCCTCATCAATGGCCTTTTGCAGTGTCTCTGCGCTGGCCGCTGATGGGGCTCTTTTCCCCAGCAGGGATTCATACTGCTCACGCAATGCGTTTTTATCCAGCTCGCCGCCATCACCGCCAGAGTCTGGCTTACTTGCCAGTAGACGCTTGGTGTCGGATTCGTCATGTTCGGCACGAATCATGCCGGACTTAACAAACAAGTGGTCGCGAAAATCACCGGACACCAGCGCGGAGTGTCCGCATGGGATGGTAATACGCTGCCTCGTAACGGCATCTGTAACAGTTACGGGCGCGGTATGCTTATTGAATAATTCAGCCATTTTATACCCCATCAACATAGTGGCCAGCTTTCGGAATGCGCCACTCAGTGCCGCCCGTACGAACTAACGCAGGAACTTTAAAATTGACGTTATCCGCCGTCGCCGGAGCCAAAAAGCGCAGCGGCATCACGTCATGACCTTTAACCACACGCATTTCTTTCTTATAGAACATCATGCGATCGGTACCGCCAGCACCACGCCCTTGCAACAGAATGTCATCTTCAAAATCGATGTCCTTGAAATTTTGCCGTAAAAACTCAAGCAAGCTCACATTGCTGGCATTTTGCGTGGACAATAGCGTACGCATCAGTAATTGATGCTGTGTCGATGGCAATAGGCAATTTGTCGGGCGGTGCACCGTGTTTGTGTTTCCGATGTATACGGAGTTATACCCGTTAGCGAAATAATCAATAATCGGCTGCGTTCCCTGCGTTGGGATTGCAGCCACCAGCGCAGCTAATGTTGCCGGAGCCGCTTCAGATGATACGTTAGGGCTGGTGTATAGCCCCTCGCCGATCCCTTTGTCTCCCAGCAGATAAATTTTATTCACCCCCTGTTCAACAACGTCCCGCACCGCCTGACCGCGCTCGGCGTCAAGATTCACGTTATTCAGCATTGAGAAATTAATCTCTTCAATTGAATACGTGTAGCCCAGCGCCGCCGTTTTAATTTCATGAAAACCCTGACTCATGGCGATATCTACAGTCGGAATGTCTGTAGAGTTAGGTCCCATCACCTGCAATTCCCCGCTGGAGTCAACCGCTCTGAACACCACCGTCTTTGACCAGTCCGGCGCGCTGTTATCCAGCGGCAGCAGCGACCCGTATTTGAACTGAGGATATTCCAGGCGGTAAATCTCGGACTCAATATGCGCCGCCTGCTGCACCATGAAAGATATGACCGCCGCAGGAGCCATATCAAACGCACTTTTTCTCATTCTGCTTTCCTTCTGCTTATGCGCTTACGTTCAAAATGCCGTCAACGCGGATTTCACCCACTTCACCAGCCGCGACATCCTCAACCCACTTAACTTGATTGAGAACCAGCAGGCCAGCACCAGAGCCGGTAGTCAGCCGCCCCTGATTTACACCTGCAGTCAGAATGACGCTGACAGCTTCGCCTGCATCAGCACCGTCGACACACAGCGCAAACATCGGCCCACGGCGCAAAATGGATGCAACGTGATTGACGTCATATCCAGATGCATAATTGGGCGGGTTGGTTGGTGCTGATGGACTGAATTCAGCAAGCGAACGCACGCTGAACCCGATGATTTCTGCCGCAGTTGTCGCAGCAGAAACAGGCGCGCAGCTGCGGGGCGCAGAACCGCGCACAACGGCACGTCCAAACGACACCAGCGCCGTTTCAACATTGCGGGAGATTACTTCAACAACATCGGTTGTTGAGATCTGCCCCTCGTACGCTTTGCCGCGAAAGAGCGGAAAGTTATCCTGAGCAATAGCCATTATTTAGACCCCTGATTCTTGCCGTAACGTTTGTCCATGAATGCCTGCCGCGAACTATCACGTTGCGCCTGAGCATCACCCGTTTTTACCTTCGCCATGTCGCGAGAGAATCCGCTCAACGAATCAGTAGAGGGCTTACCCTTGTTTTCATCGTCGTCATCGTCGTCATCGTCGTTTTCACGGCGTTCCTCTTCCGCGTCAAAATAGGCCGTAACATACGCATCAGGAGCCTTGTCCCATGAGCCGTGTTTGCGGCAATTAATCCCTGCGGCATCCAGCGCGGCGCGTTTAATTTGCAGCGGGTCGAGTGAATCGCAAGAGAATTTATCACCCGCGATTTTCGCTGCGGAATCACGGACAGACACGACCTCGGCGATCAGCTTGGAAATCGAGTCTTCAGAGGTTTTCTCCTTCAGTTTCTCGATCTCTTCATCTTTCGCGTCGGATTTGGCCTTTTCCTTTTCCAGTTCTTCTTCCGTCTGGTCTTTCGCTGCCTCGGCCTTTTCTTTCTCTTCCTCGGCATCCTTTACGCGCTTTTTCAGGCTGTCAAAACTGGTCTGAAGTAGTTGAGCGGTTGCCTCTTCTGCAACCGTCGCGCGCGTGCCGGCATCCAGCACAACAATAAATGGCATGGGGTTTTCTCCCGTTGGTTTAGCATCGAATAATCGCGCCTTGCGGCCAGCGCGAGCCTGGTCACATAACGCAATGTGGTTAATTTTGATGTCACGTTGAATGAATTCGTATGGCGTATCATCCGGCGCAGTGCCGGGCGTTTCGTCATACTCGGATGTATAACCCGCTGACAACTCAGCCTTGCCCGCGTCGATCTCATCGATGGCCTGCTGGTCTTTAATCAGCAAATCAACGACGACATAATCACCATCCTGCCGACCGGACGATATTGCATGTCCGGCCGTCACCTCTTTGAACGTAGTGGAATCCACTAGGTCATCGGGGTGATCGATGGTGACATCCATGTTGTCGTAGCTAGCTAGGCTGCTGGGCTTAAAAACCTCCTCAGGTGGACGGTAGACATTAACGAGCTGACCGAGTGGCCTGTCCGTTAGTCCCAATTCGGACGCCAGATATTGCTGGATACCGACGCGAGCAACCCGACCGGGGACTTTTAAATAGCCCTCAGGTGTAATTTCTCGCTGGGATGGAACGGGAAACGCCACGCGGTCACGAATAGTGATCCGCATGATTAGTCCTCAGTAGTCGAGACCTTTGATTTGTGGGATGCCATGGCAGCGGCATCCGATGTGTGCCCTGCCGGGGAATAGGTCAGTTTGACCGTTATATTTCGCACCACGCGACCAGAGATAAACGCCGGCCCCCATGCCAATATCTATCCGCGAGATAGCGAAACAAGATATTTTTGCGAGGGGATATTTCCCCGCAGGGTTTCCAGAAACGCGCACGTCTTGTGACGTTGACCAGCGAAAGCGATCAATGCCCGCGTTCTGCTGGCGGGCGCTTGTGATATCAGCCTGAATTTTTGCTGTCTGGTCACGTGCTATCAGATGTGCGCGGTTGTATGCGGTTCCCGTACTGTGTTGCAGATTACGGACAATGGTTGTGAGCGAATCACCGCGCAGGATCCCGTCAAACACCTGCATCTGGATATCTTCGAAATAATCCGATGACAGCGACTTAATCAGCGCAACGTTGCTCTCTATTGACGCATCCACATAGTCGACAAGATTTTCGCTAACCATCAGCGCGGTCATATCAATGCCGATAGCGCGATTTATCTGCTCAACAAACGCCGCCGAACTGTCCGACTCAGCACGACTGACGACACGTTGAGACAGTCGCTCAGCATTGCGTTGAAACGCCGTATTCATGAATCGCTCTGACGCCTGCCGTATGGCTTCTTTCAGAATGTCGGTTAGATAGCTATCTGCAGTGTAGTTACGACGCAGTACCGGAATCAGCGCCTCATCAACCGCCTGCGCCATTTGCCGAACAATATCGCGGAGCTGTGCCCGATAAAACCGCTCAGCAGCGTCATTCGGCTTGATTGGCCGGATTGGCGCTCGACGGCGCGTTGGCGTTTTCGCCATTAGCTCTTGCAAACTCTGCAAGCTGGAATTCGTAATCACCGTCCCGCTCTGCTTTTTCGTCAGATTCGAGATTGGCAATATCAGACTCTTTGAGGCCATAAACGCCTTGCTCCATCAGTTTGCGCGCCACTTGAGATTTGCGAACAACGCCCTGCTGCAAACGGAGTTCATCAGCCTGCGCATCTGCCAGCCGCTGTGCGGATAGCTCGGTATCAGTAGGCTGAGATAGCGGGGCAAACTCAAAATCGAGACCGTCAGGCATGGCGCCCAGCGTCGAGCGAATCAACACCTCGTCAATCCGCTTCAGGAACGGGCGATATTTCGATTCCTGCCCACCACGTATGGTGTTGTAGTAATTGTTCATATCCCCCTGACCGCTATCGCCGAGCCCTTTTGACTGAACGCCAAATAGGCGCGTCATGGGAATGCCTGCGGCACCAGCCGTCCATTCCATCAACACAGACAGGATTTCGCCGAGCCCACCAAATGATATTTGCTTACGATCAAACTCCTCAGTCTTATCCAGCAGCGCCAGACGATAGAGGGATTTCATCATTCCAAAAATGTTGTATCGCTGCGCTATGACATCATCCATGTCGCCAGCTGCCAGATCGTTAGCCAGATTTTCCCTATTGATGACGTCAATGTTTGCCTCTTGAATCAGCGCCGCAACACCCCCTTTGGCAGAAACCGCATCTTTTACGTCCTCTAAGCATCGACGCAAACGGCTGTCATCCCACCCGCCATTTATCATCCGTAATCGCATCGGGAGTGGCGCACCCGGCGCTTTCACAAAATGGCTATAGTGGATTTGTTGAGAGCCGCCGTTCACAACGAAGTAATCCGGCAGCATGTAATTTTCTGCCAGCGGATTAGTGACGTTAAATGCCTGCCCATTGATAAACATGCGATCCAGAACCAGCAGGCGTTTTAACGAGCCCTTTTTTATTTTTTTTACGTTCAGCGGTTTGTCGAACGGCTGGTCAGTAATCATCAACACACCAGCGCCGCCATATACGCCAGCCCATTTAAACGCATCCTGCGTTACAGCCTGAACGTTGTAGAGTTTCTCCGCTTCACGAATGGCGGTCGCATCATCAGAAGCAAACTCCCGCCATTCGCGAGTTGAATCATCCACCGGGATATCAATGATGTCGCGGGCGATCCAGTTATCAATGTAAGCAGCTTCCAGCTCTGCAAAATCTTGCAGCATGTTGAACATGAAACGGTTAAACGTTCTTCGGTCACGCTCCGTCCCCATTCCGGTCATCATGTTAGCCAGACCATCATTACTAACTCGGATTCTGGGCTTTCCGCCGTATTTACTCTCGGTCATCGTTAAACCCATCCCCACCCGGCACCAGCGCCGGAAATTAATTCGATCTCGATCGCGTCCATAAACGTATCGAGAATGTCATCGTTTTTGTGGCTATCGTCTGCGGAGAAATCCGCGCATTCCGCGAGTGCCGGCATAACCCAATCAGTTCGTGCGGCCACGGTTCCATCTGCGTAATACACCTGGTCGATTCGCTGGCCGTCATCGGTTAGCAATGCGGGGATAAATACCGTTCCCGTTTTGATTTGAGGGACGGTGTTAAGGCATCGGATCAACTTGTTTTGTCCTGCGCCGCGCGGGATTTCCAGAACGGGAAGCGCTTTGCGTTTTTTCAGCGTGGTGATTAAACCTTGCCCCGCCTGCTTGTCCTCAATCCCCATGTGACGCAATGGCGCGGGACGCTTACGATCGAATGGTCGCCATTTCTCCCACAACTCAATCGCCGTTTTTAACAGGTCCTCTGGATCCCATTTCCCGCGAACGCTATCGATGATGTAGAGGTTTCCGTCAATGCCCATGCCCACCAGCGTAAAAACGGTGTAATCATTGAAATCCTCGACCTTCCCGCTGTTCGTATCGACATAGACGGCGCGGTGTGTGAGTTGCGGCAAATGCGTGTAACGCTTAAACCAGTCGGTATCAATCAACCCGCCAGTGAGCGCGCGCGGGCGTTGCATGTACTGAGACATGAACGTGTATTCATCACGCTCCCATAGGCGCATCAGGTCGCCGACGTATTCGTTTACAGGCCAGTACGACCAGTAGCGAACGCCCCCCACGACCACGCTCTCAGTTTTCTTGACGGAGAACCAACACAGCGACCGCCACGGCTCCGGCAGCGAATCGATGTACTCTTCGCTAACAAGTGCGGGAATTGTGACGTGATGGAAATCAACGCCCATCCCACCCGCAAGCATGAAGCCGGTGGCGTCGTTGGTGTGTAACCGCTGCTGAATGCTGACGAATGGAGACGGGTGATCTTTCGATTTATCGCCACGGCGTGAACGAATGGTGTTCACTAACAGGCGATTGGCGTTCTCGCGCTTGGTACCGGAAAACATATCTTCCGGTTTGTTGTAATCATCAAGACACACGAAACCGGAAAAGTCGGGGCCGGGATAACCACCACGACCGCCTGTAATCTGCCCACCACTGGAGCGAGAGACTGTTTCACCGATAGTGCGTCCTTTGGCATTGATAACCTGCCATTCCTCAGCCTGATTTACGCCGAACTTACATGGCCACAGCGACTGGTATTCAGTGCTCGCGATGATGTCCCGCGTTCGGCGGGAATTGCGTTTTACCAGCGTGTCAGCAAAGGAAACATTCAAATTACGAAAGCGGCGTAACTTGCCAGTCTGCACCAGCATGTTGATGTACGCTGCTGCATGGATAGATACGAACTCGGTTTTAGTCCCGCCAGGCGGTACGTTGATAATGAGGTTTCGCGGTTGCATCAGACCGAATATCAGGTCATCAATCTTGCTGGCCATCATTTTGTGATGCCAGTTCACCAACAAGCGATCACCCTGCAGCATCTCAAACCAAATGCGGGTGAAATTGAGGAACGACTTTTCAGATTTGGATTTCAGGGCTACACGAGCGGGGAAATCCAGATTTTCCCATTCGAGTAACTGTGACATTTTTCAATCCCGATTTTTCCCGTTTTGGGGGCTATTTAACATATTGTAGGTTTTGCGCACCACGCGATCGGCACTCGCGATAAAATCGCCACGAAAGCGTTAAAAGTGCGGGTTTTCTCAGTAATAAATGGGAGTTTTCGACAACAACATTTTGATAACAAAACGCCACTATTGCAGTTCGATCAAAACGACAGATGAAACCAATTTTTTCCTGCGTTTTCTCCGCTGCAATCAATCCAGATCTGGCAGTTGGTTTTCTAACGCCGCCTGCGCTTTTGCGTAATCCTCCGGTGTGTAATTCACCTGGTTGATCGGACCACCATCAGCGCCTGTTAACTCAGTTCGGTTTTTCAGCATACCCAGATGTTGAGCAACCATTTTCAGTGCGTCGTCCTGATTGCGGGTGATGACCTCCAGACCGAATTTACCTTCTTTCACACCAGCGTATAGCCGACGAGCTGCGCCGCGTAAATCTCGCGTGTCATGAAAGTGTGACCGGCTAACACCCATACCATTACAACGCGGGCATTCAGGATTGGGATCGAGTTGGGCGTCAAAGCCATAGCCGCCTACATCGGTGGGTTCCTTACCTTTTTTCTGAATTGCGTCGGCGAACCGTTCTTCAAACTCTACCGCATCCTGCCACTGATACTGGAAACCAAATCCCCAGCAGTGACGGCAGCACAAACGGCGCAATTCAGTAATCTGGTTGGCGTCAGCAGTCGCAATCTCCCACCACATTTTCAACACGTCATCCTGTGTGATTTGGGTGCGGCGTTCTCTCGCGTCCAGAGCATCGCGAATGGCTCGGCTGACCTTTAAATTTCTATAAAGGATCGATGCGGCAGCATAAGCCTGCTGCCCTTCACACTTGTACCCTGCCCGCTTGTATGCGGCGACTCGGTTAAGGTCTTTAAGGTACTCATTAACGAAACGAGCCTGCATGTCGTTAAGCCCGTATTCATCAGGGTTTAGCGTCCAGTCATCGTTCGCGCTTTCAATTACTGGGCAATTAGAATCAATTTTATTTTCAATTTGAGGAATTGATTTTGATGACTGTAAATTCGTCCGACCGTCCGACCGTCCGACCGTTTTTTTTGGTCGGGGCTTTTGGTTGATTTGGTCGGGGCTTTTGGTCGGTTTTTTCTGGCGAACCCATTTAGATTTTTTCGCCATGTCGATTAAGGTGGACTTCGCTACTCCGTGCTTGTCGGCAACCTTCTGAATAGAGAGTTCACCGGCACAGTAATCGCGCTTGATAGACTCCATATCCGGTTTTGCCACAATAAAATCCCCTTTAGCCCTCTATAAACCATTACGCTATTCACTCAGAAATGAATAATGTGATGGCAATAAAAAAGCCACCAGCGGATGCCAGTGGCTCGATATAACACAAATGATTACTTAGTTAGCCTCACATAGTCAGAAATTAATTCCGCCTTTTGGGAATACTCCTTTGCCAGCCTCTCAAGTTCACTGGTCTCTATCTTTCCGGATTGTGAGCTTTTGATATAAGCAGCAATTTCTGCTTCGTGTAGTACAGTTTCGGGGTTCTGGGCAATAATCTCTTTTACTGCGTGGAAGAACACTTCCAAATCGAGATCGTGCCCTGTAAGCCAGGTGGAACGATCAAGCCATTTATCTAAAGCATTAATACCTTTCAACATAAGACCTCCTGTTTGCGTGGATCACCATCCTCACACCAAAACAGTTATGTCAAAAATGTTTTTTGCATTATCACAAGCACTCAGTGAATGCCTGTTGTAATAATCAGGCGGTAGCTCGGTATTCATAACGAGAGATGGTTTTACCATTAGCATTCATCACGTATGCCACATCATTTTCTTTGAGAAAAACATGGCCATCCATGCCGGATATCGAAATCGCTTGTTTTACGGGATTGAAACCAACACTCAACCCGCAATGAATTTCCTCGCCACCGCAAGGCGTAACAATCTTTACTGTTAACATGCTTCTTCTCCTTCTTCTGATCGTAAAAAGCCCCGCTATTGCGAGGCCCAGTTTGATTCTGCTTCTCGAATCCCTGCCAGTTGGCTATTCGCCTCGTCAATCGCCGTCAACAACGGATCAATCCAGTAAACAGCCTGTGCGTATGTCAATCGGCAGCCGGTGGCAGCGGCACCAGTACGGGCTGTGTCAGTTCGCTCGGTAACGGTGTGCATTGCGCTGGCACGTAAACGGTACGTGTAGTCGAGCAGCCGATCAGCAACATCATCAGGCACGCACTTACCACTAGCTGGGTCACGTTTAATAATTGTCCGGTAAATAATCTGTTTTTCATCTGACTGCCCTTTGATGTTGATGGCGTACTGGTTAGCCTGCTTGGCTATTTCGTTGAAGCGCTGAAATTGCAGCGCTTGACCTGCAATGATCGCTTGCTGCCCTGTGCTGATATCCTCAGACGCTTTCTTGCCGCGTTCTGCTACATCAGCATCCCAGCGGAGCCCCTGCACGTACCAACCGAGAGCTATTCCGGACAGCAGCGCAAGGACCGTTATTTTCCAGCCTGAGAGGATAGACATAACGCCCGCTCCTTATCCCTGCGTCCAACCAGCCCCGGAAGCACCTTACCGCCGCCGTATACCCAGCGCGGAAACTGCTCACACGCAGCCTGAATATTACCTGCACGAAACAACTGAAACATGGTAGATGTCATCACCTTTGGGCAGCCAGCATTAAAAGCAATGCTCACTGCTGCGCTGAATGGGTTACTCGGCAACTTCTTGCCACCGGCGTACTTATCAACGCAACTTTCGGCTGCAAGGATGTTTTTCTGCCAGTCGGCGGCAATCTGCTCATCTGTTTTGCGCGTGCCATCAACAACGCCATGTGTGTTGCCAATGCCGTCAGTCAAAATACCGACTGGACACATGTAAGGGTCACGGCGGCATGACTCGGCATTGCCGATAAGCTCCAGACCAGCTTTGTTAGTTCGCACCTGGCCGTTGTTCATCACAATGCCGATGATTACGCTGACGGAACAAACCACACCGGCGGCAATTTTGCGTTTGCTCATGCTCACTCACCCCGCTCTGCTTTGCGTCTGTCTTCTTTAATCTTGAAATACAGATTGGCGAGAAACGTCAGTAAGCCGAAAACGAGGCTACCAAGAACGCCAATTGCCGCCCATTGGGTCGGGGAAACTGTATCGAGTAACTGGAGCATCCAATATCCAGAACTGGCACCGGACGCCCCGTATGAAATACCAGTGGTAATTTTGTCCATACGGATCATGACTCCACCTCCGCTGTACGGGGCGCTGTGTGTGATTAAAAAAGGTGAAAATAAGTGTTGTTATATAGTCAGTTTTTGACTATATTATTTATATCGAAACGAGACTGAGGTATTCAAAATGAAACTGTTCCACGACTCATACAGCAACGTAGCTCCGGTAATCAAAGTTGGCGCTTTTGCAATGTCAGGTGACAACGTTTTTGACGGTATCTTTGCCAGTGCTGATTTTGATGCTGCGGACTCTCACGGTGAATTCGTTCACACATACGGCGTAGAAAACATCGCTGATAGCTCAGACCTGAACGCACGTATTGATGAGGTTATTGAGTTTCTGCGCGGAGAAATCGAAGCCGATGAAGACGCTATCGAAGACATCGCCAACGCAATCGCTGATGATGAGTGTGATGATTCATTTGCCGAACACCTTTCTCCACGCTCTGCGACTGGTGATGCAGGCTGGGAAATGCAACGTTTACGCGGTCGTGTAGCTGCTCGTCTCGGTTTCGATGCGGTAGAAATGGATGATGAATACGGCACTAGCTATCTCATCGTTAACCCTGAAATCATCGCGGAGTAATGAAATGTCACTTACTGAATTCATCAATCAACACTTCGACGGCAATAAAGCGGCATTCGCTCGGCACATGGGCGTTGATGCCCAGGCGGTAAACAAATGGATAAAATCAGAGTGGTTTGTCAGCACTACTGATGACAATAAAATCTATCTCAGCTCAGTGCGCCGAGAAATCCCGCCGCTCAAATAAAAAAGGCCACGCGTTAGCGCAGCCTTATATTGTTATCTTAGATGACGGGCAGGTTTAACTTACGGTCTTAACTCCTTGCCGCCGTTCTTTATCAAGATGTCTGCTATATCCTGATTGCCGTTAGCTTTAGCCCTGACTAGTGGGCTATAACCGTCGCTATCAATAGCATTGACATCCGCCCCTTTTTCCAGAAGGAACGTGGCCATCTCTTTATTGCCAACCATCCCAGCTAAATGCAACGGAGTGAATCCAGCGCCAGTCCTTGAATTGATTAACTCAGGATTCTTATTGATTAATTGGATCGCTTCTTTGTTTGATGTTTTTGACCAAATTAACTCAGACAATCCTTGGTCTTCAGCTAACGCATAAGCGGAAAAGGAAAATAAAATAGCAACAACAAACGATAAAACCGATTTCATACACACTCCAGTGTTTTACTTATCCATAAACAGAGTGCAAATAATATCAGCGTTATGTTGCTAATAGTTATCTGTTAATTTAAACAGCGAGCACAAAGGGATTAACATCACCTGAAATGAAAAAACCCGCACTGATGGCGGGTTTCGGTGTTTTCTTTTTTTGCAATTCGGCGCTATGACAGGGGTACTGATGCAATGCATCTCGCGAATACCCCTGTCGTATCGCCGGAAAGCAAAAACCCCGCAGTAGCGAGGTTTTCGAATTTGTCAGATTGTGGCCTGCCATCGCTGTTATCATGTCGTAGCTCTGCCAAGCATGGACACATTAAACAATTTTTTGGCTCACTTTCAATATATAAATAGATAAATAGCACAAATAATCAAAAAAAATAACTCATACCTGCTCAGTTAATAACTTTCGGGACGACAAAAAAACCTTTGCCCTGAATATATCAAGACACCAGCGAACGCGTCTTCTCGCTTCGCTTTCAGTTAGCCACGGCGCAATCGCCTGCAACTCGCGAGTAATATCTGAGATTTTTTTGCGCGTGGTGTAATACTGAACACCCACAAGGTAGACCGGATCATTAACATCTAATGCCAGTAATACGCACTGCTCAACAAAATCAGCGTCATCATTGCGAATAGCCTGATCGATAACACTGATTGTGGTCTGTGGCCATAGAATGGCATGAGCACGATTCATTATATGTTGGCCTTTATAGCCCTCGCTACGAGCCTGATTCAATGCAGCCGTAAAACTTTCCAGCGCTTTATCCGACCAGCGACTACCCTTCAGTTCATTCCAGCATGCATGTCCTCGTGGCATTCGAGGGCCAGTCTCGCCCCTTACCCCCTCTCCCCATGCGGTGAGTAATGATTTTATCCAGCCAGACTGGATGCTGGATAATGGAGTAAAACGCCCCAGATAACTTTTCCGAGGCGCAGTGGCTACAACTCCCAATCCTGCATTATGTTGGCGACGTTGGCGTGGGGTCATGCTGCCTCCTGCTTTTTCAGTTCACGTAAATTAGCTCGGGCGGTTGCACGGATTTTGTCGAGCTCTTCCCGCGCCCATCGATGTGAGCTGTTATTACTTTCCAACTCCTGCACGCGATCCTCGCCAATTCGCTCCACCAGCGAAATACGGTATGCCTCGATGTTCCCTGATTTGTGGACATTGCAGGTGTGGCACTGTAGCCACAGATTGTCAGGCTCAAACCTCAGGTGTGATGCGGCTGCGGTTGTTCTGTAGTGCCCTGCGTGCCAGGCGAACGCTTCACGCGTTCCACAGGATATGCAACAGTCACCAGCGGCTAGCAGGGATTCTCGCCGCCAGTCGTTCACGGCACGCTGTGTCATGCCAATCCAATGTGAAAGCGGCGGTAAAGCCGCTTTGCGCTCACGCCATGCAGCCTGATCCGCTTTCTGTTTTTTCTGCTGCTGGCGCTGCTTTTCTTTTTCGCGGAGCTGTATTGCGTACTGCGCGCCGTGCTCAGGACAGCACCAGCGAATATTGGCGAATTGAGGTGTGAACTTCTCACCACAGGTTTTGCATTTACGGCGGGGTAATTTAGCCATTCCGATCACCCCAGCGTTTAGCCCACTCTATTTCCAGCTTGGATTTTTCACTGAAATTAACGTGCTGTTGAGTGCCAAACCAGTAAATGGCTTCAATAACTTCTACCATCTGCGGAATGTTCATTTTGCTGGTGCGCTGACCGAACATCACAATGCCACCATCCAATCCGGGTGCCATGCGCTGCTCTTGCTTCTTTGATTTGGCAATCATTGCCGTGATCAAATCTTTCCAGTCTTCTTTGTCGTACTTGTTGCCGAACCAAACGACTTGCTCAGAAAGATCTTCCAGTAGCGGCCACATTTTATTGTTCTGGGCCTTCGTGCGGCTGGGTTCTTTGATGTCCACGACCAGAGGGCGTTTTTGGTCAACGGGTAACTGCCGAATAAAATTAATAGCGTTTTGCTTGACGGCATCATTTGCCAGATGGAATTGCTGCTTCATACGGTACCTCTCAGAAGGACCGATGAATACAGAAAGTCGCTGGCGTCGTTAAACGTCAGTGACTGGGGGTTTGATACGTTTTTTTGCGCCATTGGCTTATCTCCGTTGGCGCAGCAGTCGATGGTTGTTCAGGCCATCAGCGGGAATTATATATCGTTATTTTAAACTTGGCTTACTCGATAACCGGCACGCTCTAACATTTGTGTGAAGAGCGTTGGTGTTCCGACAATTTCGTCAGTCTTGAGCGGCATAAATGAGATCGTATCACCGTTCCGGTACGTCAGTGCGCGGTCAAATTCTGGAAAATCCTTAAACGTCGCTACAACAACATGATCACGGCAACGCACAACTGCGTAGCCTGCGGCTGGTAATTTTGCTGCCACGGTTCCACCTTAAAATTACTGTACATCCATACAGTAAAGATACTATATAAAATATTTCCATTTGCAACAAAAAGGCTCCGAAGAGCCTTGTTATTTATGCAGCCTGTTGTTTTTTAACGCACATATCAGGAAAGTCAATGATCCGGCTGGTGGCGTAATTGAGTAGGACGTCAGTCATGCATCACCATCCTTCTGGTCTGGAATTTCGGAGGTATCACGGGTGATTGCGCTCAACACTAACTCCCGCCCATCATTCAGCGTGAAAATGACCTCTTGTTTTTTATACATGAGGCTTTCAGCCACGGCGCGATATGCCATATCAGTGACATCTGTTTTCGGACCGACCCGCATTTTTTTGCTGGAATTCAACGTGCCGTAATATACGGTTCCGGTTATTGGGCTGGCACCCATTGTTTTTATTTTGCTCATGCTTCACCGTCCTTGCGCTCTAACTGCGGAGCGGCAGCAATCATGGCGGCATAAATATCGTCGTATTTCACGTACAGAGCGCCATCCATACCGCGAGTTACACCACACACAATGGCAGCGTCCACCATTTCTGCATCGGCGGTAACAGGAACCAGCGCCCAACCTTCCGGAATTACCGGAGAGTTGGCGATCGCGTTCGGGTGCAGAGCCCGGATGCCTTCTTCGATATCGCGTAGCGTTTCTGAATATTCTAGCTGCGCATCGTTACCGAATTCGAACGTGCCAGTGTCCGGGTCATGGAGACCGTGTTCGCTATCGTAAACCTCTCGCTTCTTCTCTACCAACTGCGCAGCGGCCACGATGCCATCACGATAAAATGAGACGGTAGGCACATTCGCCTGTTCGGAGTTGCCAGGCTGGAGCATTGCGTCACGGCAGGCGTTCCAGCCGACACTAGTCGTAACTCCTATAGGGTTTAGTGTTCCATCCCGCCGCTTTTCTTCTCTTTTTTCGTAGAAGGCTTCGTCAGGCACAAGGTAAGGCTGGATAAGTAAATCACCTTCGTGATTGAATGTTGATGCTCGGAATTTATCAACGATGCGCCCTAGCGAATTGAAATTCATAAAGGGCACTTCGTGATGACCTTTTTTCAGACCCTCACGCCACGTAACAGGAATTCCTCCAGTCATCTCGGCTATTGTGTCACGAATTTCATCAAACGTAGCCGACCGCAGTGTGTACGGCTGGCCAGCCGCGCGCTCATCCGGCACTACAGGCAGTGCTTGTGCTGCCGGGAATACTTTACCGATTAACTCATCAGCCCATTCGGTATCTGGCACCTCAGTGCTTTCCTTGGCGTCCTGCCAAACGACATCAACGAGTTCACGCAGTAGCGTTTGAGGCACTACCGGCTTCTCCGCCGCCTCACGGCGCGCCGATGTTTCGTTGACGAGATCAACAAGTGCACTGACTACATTGCACAGCGCTATGCGCTGATACTCGGTAACAATCTCGCCATCAACTAGTGTCCTTCCTAAAAAGGCAGCGTCTTTCATCGCTGCGGTCATCCCTTCTTTGCTCAATAAATCAGTCATCACCGCTGTAGACATTTCAGGTTTCATGCGCGTACTCCTGCCAGCAGTTGAGTAAAACGAGCTTGTGCGGGGTGAACACCAAATGCTGGTTGGGTTTCACGGAACAGGTAATACGTGTATTTCCCTGGCGTACCAACTGCCACTACTCGCTGATTTTCTCTCAGCGTATTTAGCGTCGATCCGGCCTCTTTCGATGTGATGTTGAGGGCGCGCGCGATTTCCTGACGGTTCATCCCCTCATGGCGGCGAATGTGGCGCAGCATACGCTGCGAGGTGGGCATTTTAGTTTTCATTGGTCAAATCTCGATTGTTAGTTAATCAAACATTCCCGCAGCTTTGCGGCGTTTGAACTCCGCATATGCGAGTTCCGCAGGTGTTGGCCCACCTGGATGCTTTGGCGCTTCAAGCTGGCGGCGAATAGGCGGAATACTCATCCCGTGAGTTACGTGTTTAACCCACTTGCTCAGTAGCCGTTCTGCCAGCCGCTCCAGTTCTCCCGCCGTCATGCGTTTTTCTACGCCAGCGCGCCGCATCTCGATGCAGATGTGATACAGCACAGGCTGACGCCACGGGAATTCGGTGCTGCTCGAATAGCGGTAAGACTCGTTGCGCCAGCGCTGGTACTCCGCCATCACGTCAGCAACGTTGAGTCCGAACGGGTTAGCCCCACACTCAGCAACCAGCGAAATAAAATCCGCTAGATCCGGCGGCCACGAATTGCCAGCAGCACAGCGATTCAGGCACCCAGCGATAACTTTGGAAATCTGGTCATTCGTCAGATGTCCAATCGCTGCCGCCCACGCTGGCGATGGCTCCGCCCCGTTCTTGGTTATCCAGCGATCCGTGTAAATCTCGATCATCGCCTCCCACAAGTTGTCCAGCATCAGCTCCGTAGCGCTGGGCTCTAGCCTCGCGGAATTTCTGCATTGCGCGAGATTCACCACTGCTGGTGGCCTGTTGTGTTCCTGCATTTGAACCTCCGGTTTTTTGTTTTATTGCCGCCACTCGCACCTGCTGGATGTGCCGAGCAAATTTCTGTTCCCACTGGAGCTGGTGGAACGCTTTTCCCTCCGGCTGCCAGTACATGACAAAACCCGCTAACTCAGTTGGCTGGTAGTCCTCATCCAGAATTACCCCCGCCAGCGCAGCCCGTTGTCGAAAATCCAACGACGGTCTCCAGTCGGAAAACATCGGAAATTTACCGATCGGTTCATCGACACCTGGTATGTATTCCGGCAGTCCATTGTTTTCAGCAGGATGTAAACTTTCCTCGCGCGCTATGTGTGGGGTTTTATCTTTTACTTCTTCTAATTCTTCTTCTGGTAACGCTTTTTGAAACGCTGATGTAACGCTAGCAGCGTTACCGTTTGCGTTACCGTTTGACGGTTTTTTGCGGTGTTCTGTAACGCGCCTATTGCTAAGTGTCCGTTTTTTAGAGGATTTCCCATTATGCCTTTCGAAGTTGGGAAACATCAGGGTGTTACCCTCGGTCTTGAGCCAACCGACTTGAAGCAGCGCATCAGCGAAGCCGGGGAAAAAAGTAATGCGATCGATAGCGTTTTTTGTAACGCTCGTAGCGTTACCATTTGCGTTACCGTCTATCGTTTGTTGGTCAGCCCACGACCACAGACGGATCAGTTTTCCCAGCACTGAATCAGGGTCGATGCTCAATATTTCAGCCAGTTGATAAATCTCCGGCTTGTCGGGCGTAATGACCTCAACCTTGATCCATTCGTAAGCCATTAGACCCCCTCGATACGCTTAAAGTTGACAGCCCACACCCACGGATTGGCTGACCAGTTTTCAGCGCCATAGATGGATTGCCAAAGCAGGGCAAACATAGGTTTTGCGTCTTCAATGCAACAACCCAGCTTTACCGCCATATCGATGATCTCGACGTTTTCAAATCGACCATCAATTTCATCAATACCTTCAGCCCAGCAATCCTGTTCGCTGATATCGTTCAGCCGCTCCACGCGAACATCGGTGATTTCCAATATGATGCGAGACGCCCAGCGCGGCATGTGGATCGATGGAGTCCAAGCTCCCTCAAATTTCATGTCGTCAGTGTGAGGCTTCCAGTCAGCATCATCAGGGATAGACCATAGGCCATAGTCTCCGGGCTTCTGCTCGCAACTGGCCCGGTAAATACGCGCAGCATCTACCCCGCCGCCCTTGACTAAATTGTCGTTCCAGTCGATAGTGCAGGCGTCTTCATTTCCCAGCAGAGACCAGGTTTCCCGCACCCACAATCGATCGCCTACCTGACCAAATGGGCAGCGATATGTCATCGGGAATCCAGCGTTACGAGCAACACCGACACTTCCATCTAAATCCCAATCGGTTGGATGTTTTGGCAGTCGGTCATACTGGTTTAAACTGAACATTTTTGAATCAGGGTGCACTGCGCGGCATAGGCCAAACAATGAGCCAGGGAAGTTCTCGCGCTTTGGCGGCTGAATTTTCATAATTCGGCGCGTCTGCGTTTTCTCTCCAGAGAGAGTGGCGCGAACCATGTCGCTGTTAAAAATAATTCCGGTCTCTTTCATGTTTGCGTCCTAAGTTATTGGTCAAAACTCGCTACTTCGTTGTTCGTGCTTTTGGCTGCTTCGTGCTGTACTTCTCAGCCCACAGCCGCCCTTCACGCAGACAATCGTCAATCATCTTGCCCTTGCCGCTGGATTGAGAGACGCGGCGGTAATACTCCAACGCTTTGGCTACCCCCCCCCTGAGCGATACCGGGCGTGTAGCCCTTTTTCAGCAAATCCTCGCGAACGTGCTTTTCGATAAATTCCAGAACATTCACTGAGTGCCTCCTCAATCAACCCATTCTGCTGCGTTGAGGATTTGGATTAATTTTTTTGTTTGCGCGTCCCGTGCTGCTGCCCCTGCTGCTGCCATGCTGCTTCCCATGCTGCTTCCCATGCTGCTGCCCGTGCTGCTGCCCGTGCTGCTGCCCCTGCTGCGTCTAACTCGTCATCAGTGGCTAACCCGTCAGAATGGCGCCAGGCGACATCCAGCGCGGCGATGCTGCGCTCATCTTTCATCAAATGCTGAACTTGTCGCGCACACCAAACTGCATATTTGCGCCAGAGGTTTTTATATTCAGGTCGAATACGGAGCGCCCAGATTGCATCCTGAATACGCACCACTGTTATCACTGACGCGGCGGGGAATTGCTCATCATCAGCAAGATTTGAAATCTCTTCCGGCAGTTCATCCGTGCCGTCAATGTCTTCATCTTCAATGAGCTCATCACGCAACTCCTCAGTGATTTTTCCGCGAGCATGTAATGCGCGCAGAAAGCCGTCTTTACATGCACCAGCGTCCAAAATTTCAACTAATGAAACAGTAATCATTTGAATAATCCTTAATGGTCTTTGGTCAAAACTCGATTAAAAAAACCCGTTGAACATCGTCACGGTGCTGTCAAGAACTGCTGCCCAACGGTCGGGCGGCGCGAGCTGAATCAGCGACATAACCCCTTCCCGTATCTTTTGCTCAAGTTCACGCAGCGGCTCACCCAGCAGTGCAGCCTGTTTTGCTTCTGAGCATTCACGCGACGCAGTGGCCACCAGCTCCGCTTTTGTCTTGCCCTTCTTCAATCCGTACTGGCGCGCAATCTCGATCGGCATAACATCAGCAATTACCGGAGCTAACTGCTCGATGTATCCCGCGTAGCGTTTCGAGTTAAATGGGTTATCCAACCAGCGGAACAGGTTCTGTTTGTTATTGCGCGCAGAATCGCCCAATTGCAGACCGCGACCGCCACGGCGGCGCCATTCTTCAACCACCAGCAGTGCAATCGCTTCCTGCGCTTTACCCGGCAGCGTTTTCTGCCACGCATCCACAGCGTCACGAACAGCAGCATGTGCCGACACAGACTGACGAGATTGATTTTTGGATTTCAGCAATCCCGATTTTGCGCAGTTATCATCCTGATAAGTTTGGGTGTGCATGGTTATTTCCGTTCCGTTGGTAAGCCGTCTGTCGGGTTTGGGTAAAGGTCTGGGCGTAGTTCGTGGGGCGTTACGCCAGTAAGGCTAAAAATCGGCAGCACATGTCTAGGTGGAACAATCCCTTTATCGCGATTCTTCCAGTAACTTACGGCCATGCTTGTAACACCGATATCTGATGCCAGTTTCCTTGCGGAACCAGCGGCTTGAATTGCTTTATCAAGAGCGGTCATCTTCTTTCTCCTGTACATGACGGAAAAAGTAAACCACAGATTTATATTTAATGCAAACCCAAGATATATTGAGTGGGTAAAGTTATCGTTTACAATGGTGCTATGAGAAAAATCGAAGAAATGAATCCGACGCTGGTTTCGAGACTGACAGAGATAAGTGGTCGAGGAATGAGTAAGGCTGAGATGTCCCGAATAGCCGGAGTTACACCTCAGGCGGTAAACGGTTGGTTCAAAAAAGGGAAAATAAGTAAAGAGTCAGCTATTTCTATCGCTGAAGCCGCTGGCGTATCTGTTGCCTGGTTACTGGGCGAAGACGTGGAGGAGTCAACAGGGTTGAGCGGTGACGAAATGAAGATGCTCAATCTCTATCGCCAACTTCCTGAAGCGGAACGCGAACGAATGATCGACCTCTTCCAGCTCCGACTGAAAGAAATCGATGAGTACGTAGAGAAGTACCTTAGGGGTAGATATAAGCCCTCAGGCGATTGATTTTTAGAATTACACACAGCGCGAATCCGACGCAGAGCGGATAGTTAATGTTCTTCAGGGAAAATAGCGACTTTGCTCGCATTTCAGCCTTAAAGGATAAGTAATGAGTCAGTTCCAACTGGCGTTAATTGCGCGTGAGATAGATGGCGAAGTCATCCATTTACGCACAAAAGATGGCTACATAAACGCAACAGCAATGTGCAGAACGGCGGGGAAATTACTTGCCGATTACACGAGATTAAAAACCACTCAAGACTTCCTTGATGAATTATCGAGCGATATGGGAATTCCCATATCGGAATTAATTCAATCATTTAAAGGGGGGAGATCTGAAAATCAGGGCACATGGGTACATCCAGACATTGCAATAAATCTAGCGCAATGGCTCTCTCCGAAGTTTGCAGTTCAGGTGTCGAGGTGGGTTAGAGAATGGATGTCCGGTGGGCGCGCCCCTGCGGAGTTACCCGTTCACTTAAAAAGATATATGGTCAACCGAGTTCATATCCCCCACGATCACTTCTCAATACTTAATGAACTGACGTTTAACCTTGTCGCCCCGCTAGAGCAGGCAGGTTATACGCTGCCCGAATCAATGGTCCCTGATATATCTCAGGGTAGAGTTTTTTCAGATTGGTTAAGGGCGAATCGAAATATCGAGCCAAAAACGTTCCCTACTTATAACCACGAGTATCCAGATGGTAGGGTATTTCCCGCACGACTTTACCCCAATGCATACTTGGCTGATTTTAAAGAGCATTTTAATAAAATTTGGCTTCCCCAATATGCTCCAAAGTATTTTGGTGAGCGAGATCAGAAAGCGCTCGCGTTAATAGAAAAAATAATGCTTCCAGATCTAGATAACGAGTAAACCCACGATCCCGCTCCGGCGGGATTTTTTTTGCCTGAAGTCAACGCTAATCAACGTAATTTCCCCGCTCAATCAAAAACAACATAAACCACAGATTTAATTTTTATATAAATCCATTATTGACACAATCATAAACCAGTGATTTAATCACCTCATCGAAACGCAGCAACGCTCCAACGTACAACCCACTGAGCAATACTCCGAGTTACTCAGTGATGCGGAAGGGCTAAGTAGCCAGCCTGAGGCGAAAGAACATGACGGCAGTTGCTGGAAGATAAGTCATCGCACCGCCGAGGTAACCTTTCTGGCAGGCGGCGCTGAATATCAAAAGAGGATATTTGCATATGGCGCTTTCAAAGCGAAATGAGTCGGTAGTCCTGAGCAAGACTACCGAGGGTTGCTTAAAAAAACATTGGGATTTGATGGTGCTTACTTACTCGGCCCACTGGCAGGAACGCAATCCGGTAAAAGCCCGTTAACGGTGCTTACAACACCTGGGCGCATATCATTCCAGAAATCCTGTGGTGATGCTTGGTTAAAATTATCAAAAGCTTCCAACATGTTGTTAACGTTAGTTTTGATTGCTTGAATTTGTGAATCTGAATACTGGGTTGCCAGCATGGCAGTTAGCATAATTTGGATGGCCTGAATCTGGGCGCTATTGATCTGAGTTAACGACATGTCTTTGCCAAACGCTGTTTTCTTTTTCACCTTACTTTCCTCTTCGGTTGTCGTGGCCTTGAGGATACCACCGAGCCTGATGTGGTTAAACGACAGGCGGTAAGCCGCTCATGAGTGGCGCTACCAAAGCTGATTTACGAGTCAGTTTTGGTATCAAAAATTGAGAGCGTTTCGCGGTGTGGTGAGTAAGGTTTTCGTGAAGGTTGTCGAGTTTCCCTGACGAAAAGTTGAGCCTGACCAGCCCGACACTCACCGCACCAGCGAAACGCTCTATGTCAAACGCGCAGCAGGTTTTATCAACGTTCCGCCAGCCGGGCGACAACGGCAATAAGAAGGGATAAGCGATGGTTAAGAAATACCAAGATGTGAAGGTTACAGATCTTCAATGTATCTACGAAATTCAGGGTGATGAGGTTGTTTGTGACGCAGACAAACAGCAGGTAACCATCGAATCCTTCACCTATGAATGGCTGATTGTTGACAACGAAAAATACGGATTTGGAGTATGACGGAAACACTATTCGCGCTGGTTCTCGTCATCTGTACGACGACTGGCGAATGTCACGAGGCTGTGCTGGGTGTTTACGACACGAAGCAGGATTGCGTTGCTGATATGTACGATCAGCGCGTTCACGGCGAATGCTATCCAGTGGAGGGGGTTATCTCCACGGGCGACGACCAACGCCCTGCTACACGTTAATCGAGTTTTGAATAATAACCATTAGCTAGCGGATTGCTGGCACCAGGGAAACGTCTGCTCCACGTTACGGAGCACCACAATCAAAGAGCGCGGCGGGCAAAAAAGACTGCTCCACCCTCAACAAAGGAAATGCCGGTTCCTGAGGTGCACGGGGAAACCTGTCGAACAGTGGAGATTCCGCTCTTTTTGATTGTGGCGTTCTCAAGCGAGATGCAGCGCCGGCCGACGCAAAGACCCGAAAATCGGCTGAGTCACAGCAACTGGTGACCAATACAAAAACAGAGCGGCGGGAAATAAGTGACGGTAGCGCGTCAGTGCCACAACCCCATCACGTTAGGACCGTGATAGCTGTGCTTAGAAGTACTTTGTTGTGATGTCTTTCGGTGGTGCGGTTTCTCTTTGCCAATCCACCGCTTTTTAAAACGCAAAAACCCGCCGAAGCGGGTTAGTACGCCGGTTCGCCGACCAAAGCTTACCGGAATCGAGTTTTGACCAATGACCACTACCAGATGGGAGCTATCAAAGTCCCAGGTAGTTTACTATCCAAAGGAGCTATAACGCAATGAACACCTTCGCGTTTCTCATCAAAGCAAAGGCAAAATCAGACAAGAAGAGCCTGTTCTGCTGGTTATCTGCTAAATCCGACTCACGCGCAGAGCGTGAAATCATGAACATTCTGGAAGACGAGGAGATCACAACCGGCCGCGGCGGTGATTATAACTTGCCCGTCCGCATTGATTTCCCTGTCTTTAACGACTTACCCGAAGAAGGATGCCTTGATTACACCTGGTTCGATCGCTACGAACTGGCTGAGGATGGGGTTACATGCAAAAAAATCTGCATTATCGAACCTCAATATACGGAAGTTATCACCAAGAACACAACTACACCACCTGCAGAAGCAACGGTTCTGGTAGAAAACCGCTCTAAGAGCGTTCGCATGGCGATTCACCTGCAGAACGACAAATACATGACCCACGTGACGAAGGAACAGCAGCTGGCCGCCAGCGAATTGGCCTCCAGTGAATCCGCTCTCGAAACTAATAATGCCTATCTGCAGAAGTTGCTGCAAGCTACCAGCGACGTTGCTGAATTTGCCGACCTGTCGCTGCACGTCGAGTGGAAGTTGGTGCAAGCAGTTAAAGAGGCGTTCCCGCTGGATGATGAGCCCGATCCTGTGCTTATGGCCGAGTTCATGGCCGACTGGATCGCCGCAAAACCAGATGCCCGTAATGCGCTGACCGCAGAATGGGCAGGTGGCTTTCCATCAACAGAACAAGCGTCAACCAGCATTCAGGATGACCATGAGGCTGTCGCGGGGCAAACCGTATTGACTCAATCCGCCAGCGCGCCGGAATCTAACGGCACAATCACTATCGAGCAAGCCTCCTTCGCTCAGCGCGTTCTCGGCGGTTGGCTGTTCGGCTCATTCACTAAATTGTTTGCTGGACAGCAGACCGATATTTCTACGCTGCAACACGATATGGACGCGACTTATGTTCAGAATCTGCTGCTGGCGCTGAATAACGCTAAGGAGCTATTACAGGCACAACATGTTTTTCCTGACACGCTATTCAGCCTGATTGACTCAATCAAATCAGTGTGGCCGCAGAACGGCAAAGCCCCGTCAGTGGGCGACATCGTCTCATTCTCGAAAGAGTGGCTAAACGCACGTAACGAGGATTCTACGCTCGAGCGTTCGGGTCCGTATCGTCACGAAGTAACCGCCAAATGGGCGAAGAAATCTCGCGTACAGCGCACTGAATCTGGTGCCATTGCTGGCAGCGATAATGAAACGGATCGCAACCCTGATTACACGCATACGCTCGATACACTCGATATTGAAATCGCTCTGGCAACTCTGCCTATGGATTTTGACATCTACGAAATTCCGGTGTCGTTACATCGCCGCGCGAAAGAGATCATTGCCAACAAAGAAGAACCGTTCAAAACGTGGAGCCAAAAGCTATGCGCTATGCCCGGCATTCTGGATTACTCCCGCGCCGCAATTTTTGCTCTGATTCGCGGTGCCAACGCTGACATAACGCATTTCCCTGACAGCATGCAGCGTTACATCAACGCAAACCTGACCGAATCCGATCATGCGAATCCAACGCCGGAAACGTTGCAGCAGGCACGCCAGCACAGGTCCGCATCAACTGTTCTATCAAAAATAGACAGCGCTCGCGCTGGCAAATCAGTTGATTCCGACGTTGTGCTGAATACGGAATTTCAGACCGTAGGTGATGCTCTCGTAAAAGAAGTAACCCAACAAGCGGAGCCAGAAATAAAGAGCTTGGGTGGTGGCGTGTTCTCTGTTGATAGCCTTGTTAATGACAGCGCCACACAGCAGGAGGGTCTTGATGGCCACTTCTACATCGTTCACTCCACCACGGGAAAACTCAGCGAACTATTCAATCATCACAGACTAACTCAGTTAATTAACGATGGTTGGGTGGAAATTGATCGCGAGAAATTCACGGAGCTTCAAGCTGAGTTTGTAAGAAAGAGCCTTGAACCTAAAGAAGAGTTCTATGTTGAGGGTATCGGTAATGTGCAGATGGAAACGGCTGGCAACCAATCGAGCGAAACTAATTCAGCGGTATCAGCGTCAGCGAATGATGATGGCTCTATTGAAGAAGCGAGAGCAGCTCTCGAATCAGCAGTAAATAAATGGGTTGGTGAAGGTGCGTCCGAGGAGCCAATCGAGCCAGCAGCCACGAACGAGCCGCCACACTTCGAGCCTGGTCGCTATGAAGGGGTGTCAAATAACGATTACCACGCGGCGAACGGCGTCAGCAGCACTCAGGTAAAAGATGCGCGGGTCAGCCTGATGTACTTCAACGCACGCCACGTAACCAAGACTATCGCGCGTGAGAATTCCAAAGTGCTGGACATGGGTAACTTGGTGCATGCGCTGGCGCTGCAACCAGAAAACCTGCTGGCTGAATTCAGCATTGAGCCGGTAATACCTGAGGGCGCATTTACTACGACAGCGACGATCCGCGCGTTTATCGATGAGCATAACGCCACCCTGCCAGCTCCGCTTTCTGCTGATGATATAAAAGCGCTGCTGGAAGAATACAACGCCACCCTGCCCGCTCAGATCCCAATGGGTTCATCTGCGGATGAAACAGGTCAGAGCTATATGTCTCTGCCGCCAGAATACCAGCGCATTGAAGAAGGCCAGAAACAAACGGTGGCGGCGATGAAGGCTTGCATCAAAGAATACAACGCCACCCTGCCCGCTCAAATGAAGACCAGCGGTAGCCGTGACACATTGATCGAGCAACTGACGCTCATTAATCCCGATCTGGTCGCACAGGAAGCACAGAAGCCCGCGCAGTTGAAAGTTTCGGGAACAAAGTCCGATCTGATTCAGTCCGTTAAATCGGTTAATCCAGATGCGGTATTCGCTGACGAACTGCTCGATGCATGGCGCGAGAACCCAGAAGACAAAATATTGGTCACCCGCGCGCAGCTGGCAACAGCCCAAGCTATTCAGAAAGCACTACTGAATCACCCGACCGCTGGGAAGCTGCTGACACATCCGAGCCGAGCTGTTGAAGTTAGTTATTTTGGGTTTGACGATGAAACAGGGCTGGAAGTCCGTGTGCGCCCCGACATTGAAATTGACCTTGACGGTGTACGCATCGGCTGTGATCTGAAAACAATCAGCATGTGGAACGTTAAGCAAGATGGTCTGCGCGCGAAATTGCATCGGGAGATTATCGACCGCGATTACCACCTGAGCGCGGCAATGTATAGCGAAACCGCGACGCTCGATCAGTTTTTCTGGATTTTCGTCAATAAGGACGAAAACTACCACTGGATCGCCATCGTCGAGGCATCTGCGGAACTTCTGGAATTGGGCATGCTTGAGTATCGAAAAGCTATGCGCGCGATCGCTGCGGGTTTTGATACTGGCGTGTGGCCAGCTCCGATAATCGATGACTACGCCGACGAACTAAACGATTTTGACCAGCGCCGCCTTGAAGCGCTGCGCATAGCATAAGGGGATGACAATGCAAAATTCTAACGTATCACTGAGTGATCAAAACACAGTAGTTAACTCAAACGTTGCACTGTTTGACTCACAATATCTGAACGCAATTAGCACATTCGCACAGATTATGGCGCAGGGCTCAGCTACAGTTCCCGCTCATCTTCAGGGTAATCAGGCTGACTGCATGGCAGTGGCGATGCAAGCCGCACAGTGGCAGATGAACCCGTTCGCCGTTGCACAGAAGACGCATCTAATTAAGGGCGTATTGGGTTATGAGGCGCAACTAGTTAACGCAGTAATCTCACGTAGCGGGGTTTTGTCCAATCGCTTTGAGTACAAACGGTTTGGGCCATGGGAAAAAATACTTGGTCGCTTTGAAATTCGTAAAAATAAAGAGGGGCAGGAGTATCGGGTTCCGGGTTGGAGCATGGCTGACGAGGAGGGGGTCGGGATAAAGATATGGGCGACATTACGAGGTGAGGATGTTCCGCGTGAGTTAGAGCTGTTTCTCGCTCAGGCTCGTGTCCGTAACTCAACGCTATGGGCCGATGACCCATACCAGCAACTGGCTTATCTGGCAGTTAAGCGCTGGTCTCGGCTTTATTGCCCAGATGTGATTCTTGGTGTGTACACGCCTGATGAGCTTGAAGAACGAAGCGAGAAGGACGTCACGCCAGCAAGTACAACACAAGTCAGTCTAAAGGCGATTGTTAAATCATCGACCGCTGACGCGCCAGAAAAAACAGTCAGCTCGCAGGAGTCCACCAGCAATATTGATGCGCTAGCTGACGATTTTCGCGATCAAATTGAAAAGGCTGATGATGTTGATAAAGCTAAAGCCATTCGTGCTGATATTGAAACTCAAAAATCAGCGCTGGGTACTGCGTTATTTACTGAGTTGAAAAACAAGGCGGTGAAACGCTATTACCTAGTTAACGCAAAAAACCAGATTGAGGCGGAGATTAACTCTCTCCCCCAACCTGACGAACCCGATGCCGTGGAGAAATTTGCGGCGCTGGAAAAATCACTGGCGGCGGCAAAGCGTCACCTCGGCGACGAACTCCATGATCAGTTCGCTGTAACGCTGTGCGATATGAAACCTGAATACGTCTACTAATTAAAATGGGGAGGCTTGCCCTCCCCGCTAAAACTGATTCTGTGAAATCTAAACACATAACGTTATGAGGCGAATATGGGAAAGCTCATCACGCTAAACGAATGGGGAAAGCGTCATTACTCAAATGACAGCCTGCCAACAATTCAAACCCTCCAGCGCTGGGCGCGAGCTGGGAAGATTTATCCAGCTCCAGAAATACAGGGGCGGGAATATCGCGTTCATGAAGATGCCGTATATATCAATCCAAAAGATTACAAGTTATCGCGCCGGATAATTGCCGAAAGAAAAGGCTTTAATTCAGATTTAGTGAGGAGGATCATCAATGGCAAGGACGACAAGGTATGATGCCAATTTGCCGCGCAACCTCACGTACCGTAAGAAATATAAATCATTTTATTGGCGGAACCCGTTAACAGGAAAAGAAATATCGCTGGGACAGATCGCGCGCAGGGATGCAATTAGCCAGGCAATAGAAGCAAACAGTTTTATTGAGCAGAACTTCTCCCCGATAGCTCTGATTGAAAAGTTAAAGGTGAAAAAAGAACTCACCGTCGCTGAGTGGCTGGAGCGTTACGATGTGATTATTAAGCGCCGAGATCTGGCCGCTAATACCTACAAAATACGCTCTGGCCAGCTCGCTACAATTCAGCAATCGCTGGGAGTGAAAATACTAAAAGAGGTTACAACGAAAGATATTGCTGGTTTTTTGGAGATTTATTTACAGCAAGAAAAGTTATCAATGGCCGCAGGTTTCCGATCTGTTTTATCTGATATCTTCCGAGAAGCTATTGTTGAGGGGCATATAGACAATAACCCAGTGCTGCCAACGCGAACGCCCCAGCCAAACGTAAAGCGAGAGAGACTGGAGCTTGAGCAATATAAAGCCATTCGCATCGCTGCTGAAAAGCAGGCCCTGTGGTTTCAATTGGCGATGGATTTGGCGCTCGTTACTGGCCAGCGTAGGGAAGATGTCGCTGCAATTAAATTTAGTAATATTGTTGGTGACAGGCTGCTCGTCGAACAGCAGAAAACAGGAGCTAAAATTGCAATCCCTCTCGACCTGACAATCAATGCCATAGGACTGCGCTTGTCCGATGTCATTGAGCACTGCCGTAATACCAGTAAGACGGATTACATGATTAGTGTCGGTATTAGAAAAAATAGCCCTAACGGAGCTGTGGAGCTTAATGGGTTAACAAAGGGGTTTGTTAAAGCGAGAAAGGCATCGGGGATTGAATTAGATGAGAAGCCGCCGACATTCCATGAGATAAGAAGCCTGGCTGGGCGGCTGTATGAGAAGGAACGTGGAAGAGAGTTTGCACAGAAGCTGTTGGGACATACGTCAGCAAAAATGACAGAGAAGTATCTGGATACGCGGGGGAAGGAATACGCTTATCTATAAAAGACCGTATATCGATTTTCGTGGATTTTTCGTGTATTTTCGTGGATCTAAAAAATAAATCCTTTAAAAACAATGATTAAAAAAAAGACTGAATACGATTCCTGTATTCAGTCTAGGGAAATGGCTCTTGGGAGAGCCGTGCGCTAAAAGTTGGCATTTATACAAGCTGTAGTAGCCCTGTAGACTTAAGCTTAGCCAACTCCCCCGCGTTTTCCAGCCTTAGCCTATTCGCAATTATCACAAATGGAACAGGTTTCACACTTTACCTTAACCACAAAGAAGCAATTATTTAACATAAATAAGTAAATCAATTACTTCATGATTTAGTGTCTGGCTGACACAGTTGCTCAGCACGTTCGATAAATGGCTGGAGGCTTTTTTTCTGTCCAGGATGTTTAGGGTCGTCTAGCCAGATGACGTCTATCGGCTGCGCACTCACCTGTCCAGATTTCATTTGCGCAATAGCAACATCGTTTAGCGGATATTGCATCAACGTCCCTGTATGTAAGGCGTACAGCGCATTACCAGGACGGCAAATCAGTTGAACTTCTTCACGCGTGAAAGCCCAGCGATCTCCGTATTCAAACCGGCTGATATTTGCCAGTTTAGCGGCAGCAAAAGCATTCACTGAAAGTGAGGCAAGCACGACAGATAGCAAAAATTTCTTCATCATGGTATTCCCGACATGGCGTATTCAGACAATGATGTGTGTGAGTTTTTCGGCCTTATCCGGATCAGAGAAAGACAGCCTCAAACCTTATAAAACAGAAAGTTGTATATTACGACTGACGAGATCATAACGACAGCGAAAGGTGAAGTCGAGCACGAAGTCAGGAATAAAACCTACAAGTGCGCCATAGACAGAGAGGTCGTTCGAGAAGGGAAATCGCGGGATAAAGGGAATATTATCCCGCGTCATTCAAATACCCATTAGCCGACAGAAACGTCGCTTGTCGTTAAGCTGACGGTGCCGCCATAGACATTTTTTTCAGATCCTGATCGATGAAGAACAGACCGCCTTCGCTGGCTTTGACCAACGCAAGTTTGTCCAGAATAGAACGGAACAGTTTCTCTTCTTCGTGCTGCTCAGCAACGTACCATTGCAGGAAGTTAAATGTGGAGTAATCCTGCAGCGCCATCGCCTCATGTGCCAGCTCATTAATTTTTGCTGTAATGAGCTGTTCGTGTTCATAGGTCAGCTTGAAGACATCAGCCAGTGAATCAAAATCAATCGGAGGTGCAGCAATCGCGCCTAATACAGGCAGGCTTCCGGTGTCGTCCAGATAGTCAAACAGGCGCTGCATGTGCTGCATTTCTTCCTGAGAATGTGTCTTCAGGAAACTGGATGCGCCTTCAAAACCTTTGTCACCGCACCATGCGCTCATTTGCAGATACAAATTCGCGGAATAAAACTCCAGATTAAGTTGCTCATTCAGCTTCTGAATCATTTCTTTTTTTAACATGTTAACTCCCTATTTTCCCGGCAGGTGAAATTATTCAGGGCATTATGCCTGAAAAAACAAAATAAAAAACACTTTATTAACATTGATAGTAATTTAAAAAATAACCTAATAGTCAATGACTTAAACACAATCTAACTGATATTTATTATCATTAAACCTTTGGCTTAAATATATTATTGAGAATCATTTTTATTATCAAAAATAACAACTACGAGCGATATGATTTATGGCATTCCTGTATTAAAAATGATTCCTATTTCGTAATGAGAATAATAAACATCCACATGATAAGGTGAACGCTTGCCATTTTCCTGTCACTACTTTACCGTGGCACGCATCAGTCTGTGGCGAATAGGCAGGAGAAAACAGTATGGGATACAATCTGGCAGAATTGTCCAAAGAAGAGATGGATAAAGTTAACGTAGACTTGGCGGCGTCAGGCGTAGCCTTCAAAGAACGTTACAATATGCCGGTCATACCAGAGGTCGTTGAGAGGGAACAGCCCGAGAACTTGCGCTACTACTTTCGCGAACGCGTGATGTTTTACCGCCAGCGTTCACTGCAGTTCTCTCGTTTACCCTACGAACCCAAGTCTAAATAG